TCATGTTCTCCGGTGCCACACCCACCGAGGCTGAGGCCAGGCGTACCGGGGCGGCCGTCGGCGCCGGAGTGGCGAGCACCCTGGCGCGACGCGGTATCAGCTTCGGTGTGCGCACCGTCGGCGCGAGCGCGGGAGGCTGAGATGGCGACGCCGGCACAGCATGAGGCTGCGAAGTTCTGGCCGCGGGTGGACGCTACGGGCGGTCCTGATCAGTGCTGGCCATGGATGGGTGCCAGATGGCATAGCGGGCACGGTCAGTTCGTAATGCTCAATGGTCGACAGCAGGGCGCTCATCGATGGGTGATGCGCATGCTTGCAGGCGGACACCTCGACTCAAGGGAGGTCGTATGCCATAAATGTGATTATCCGCCATGCTGCAATCCGGCTCATCTCTATATTGGATCTCAGTGGCAGAACATCCAAGACCGCGAACAGCGGGGGCGTAGCGGTAGCGGCAAAATTAACGCGGTCAAGACTCACTGTCCGCGCGGACACGAGTACACGAAGGAAAACACGCGACTTTACCGTGGCTGTCGAACTTGTAGGACATGCGCTCGGGCCGGACATCGACGTGCCCTGAGGACCGGCTGACATGGGCTCCTACAACCCGCGCGCCCCCTACATCCTCGGCGAGGAGTGGGTGCCGATCCGTGACGAAAATCTGATCTTCACGGCCGAGGTCAACGAGGTCGAGGTGGGCCACGGTTTCACGCTGGCCACCTCGCGCATCCCGGACAACGCCAGGTTCTACATCAACTCCTGGCCCGAGGGCGAAGCGGTTTCCAATCAGAACTACATGGCGGCCATCTACCCGCGCGGCTATGAGGACCAGAGCGGCCCGATCGAGAGTGTCATCATTCCGGTCAACTCCGTCACGGCCACCGGCGCCACCGGCACGGCCAGCCCGAGCACGCTCTGGTCACCCGGCGACGGATCAGCCTTCACCTTCGACGTCACAGCAACGCAGACCATCTCGTGTTACTTCGATGTGAACCGCTACCCACAGCTCAGCAACAAGCGCATCGTCGCCGTTCACCTGCTCTACGCGCTGTCGGCAGACACATCCTCGACTCCGACCATGGACCCGACGCTGCCCAGCTTCCGGATACAGATACAGAACGACACGGCCACCCAGAGCCAGCTCTACGGCAATCTGCTCAGCACCAACGCCGTTCCCGGAGGGAACGTTCAGAACATCTTCCTGAGCGACATCGCCGGACCGACGATCAACAGGCTCAGCATGGGCGGCGTCAGTCCGTGGTGGTTGAGCGCTGCGTTCTCCAGTGGCGGCGTCAAGCAGTTGATGCCCTGGACGTGGGACGCTCTGCGCAAGCTCGAGGCCAGCTCAGCCAGTCGCGCCGCAGTCAATCTGGGCAGCATCGCCGTTACCACCACGACCGGCAACCTGTCGCTGAACTACGTGGCGTTGCAGGTGTTCTACTGCGAAGAGCAGCGGCTCGCCGTCACCGCCTATCGCGTCGGCGGCTCCACCATACTTCTGCCCTACCAGATGGCAACGAACGTACTGCCCGAATTCCGCTCGCCGTACTACCCGCACACGATCAACCCCGTGCTGCCAGCCGGCAACTACCTGCTGACCCTGTCCAGCCCGATCGTGAGCACCATCGCCAACGCGGCGATCTCGCCCAACCTGAACGCGCTGCGCCAGCTCTACGAGATCCCGCCCCATCCCGGCGTGCAGGTCAACATCCCGTTCCCGATCGAGGATGCGGTAGGCGACACGTTCACCTCTGAGCCGGTCATGGTGCTGCCGCAGATCTCGGTGCACGCCTCTGGCGGAACGCTGACCGAGCCGCACGTCTACGGGCGCCAGGTCGCCGCGCAGGTGTGGGGAAGCCAGACCGCCACGCAGGTGATCTACGACGACATCAGCGGCGTGTCCGCGTCCTACCCGTGGGTGCGTTTCTACACCCGCCGCTTCGGCGACACCACCATGCCGCTGACCCTGACCGGCGCGGGCAGCCTGTCCGGCTCGAGCGTGACCATCACGCCGGCCGAATGGGATGACTACCAGGAGATCATCGACGGCTGGAAAGAGATCACCCTGCGTTTCGCCACGCCGCCCGCCATGGGCGCGATCTCCGGCCTGCCCGCCTGGGTCTGGTCGTCGGCGAACGAGACCGCGGGCAACCGCTGGGAGATCCTCGGCGCCTCGGCTCCGGCCATCTCAGGGTCGCCCGCTATCGGCAACATGCTCAACTACGTGGCCAGCCCGAACGCTCTCGGCACGGCCACGTACCAGCCGCCCACTGGCACCGGCGTCTACCTGTCCTGGATGCCACAGGGGGTGGGTTCTGCGTGGGTGACGGGCGCCAGTATCGACCAGTCCAGCGACGCCGTCCTGATCTTCAGCCAGGACCCTGCCACCATCACCGGCGTCAGCCTGTCCCAGGCAACCCAGAGCGTCACCGGGATAGGTCTGGGCTGTAACGGGCTGGACTGCTGCATCCCCTCCGGCATCGGCTACAACGCGCTGTCCTGGAGCCCGCCGGCCGGCGGAACCACCTTCCTGGACACGTTCAGCCGCGCCGCCACCGGTTGGGGCACACCCGACAGCGGACCCGCCTGGCTGGACGTCGGCGGCACCGTCGAGGGCGACTACATCACCACCGGCACCAAGGGCACCCACGTGCTCACCAGCGCCAACGTCAGCCGAAGATCCGTCATCAGCGGCGTGGCCTACACCGACCTGCACATCCGGGTGAAGGCGTCCCTGAACGTGGTCACCGCCGGGGCCTCGATCCGGGCCACCATCATCGGTCACTTCGTCGACACCAGCAACTACGATCTCGTCGACTTCCGTTTCGCCACCAGCGGCACCCTGGAAATCGTCATCGGCAGCTTCACCGGCGGCACTCAGACCAGCCTCACGAACATCAACGTCGGCGCGATCGCGGCCAACGACGAGTGGTACCTGGACGTCGATTTCAACGGCACGACGGTCCGGGCGAAGGCGTGGCCGGTGAACAACCCGGAGCCGGCCGGCTACCAGGCCGACGCGCCGGCGGTGTGGAGCACCGGCGGTTTCGGCCTGCGCTCCATCCGCACCACCGGCAACACCAACTCCGACGCGGTCATGTCCTACGACGATTTCACCGTCACGCCGTCGACCTGGAACTTCGGCGCGTACGAGATGCAGCGCTGGGACACCACCATGGTCGGCGACGACTTTGAGACGATCATGCTTGCGACCTCGGCCGGCGTGACCAGCTTCAAAGACTTCGAGGCCCGCGTGGGCATCACGTCGGTCTACCGCATACGCATGCTCAACATCCTGAATTTCGCCGGTCCGTGGTCGGCCATGGTGTCCGGCGCGCCTGTGGCGCCGGGCGTCAGCGGTGGTGGCGGGTGCGCCATGACCGGATCGTTGATCTTCACGTCCAACGCGGACCAGACCGGCGCGAACAATGCGGCCTACCTGATGGCCTGGGACAACGAGCCGGTAGAGGCGTTCGGACTGCCCGAGGCGGACATGGTGCGCTACCAGCCTGTCTACGGCCGGGACGGCTCCATCGCCTTCCACGGCACAGAGCGCGGCCTGGAAACCTTCACCCGCGTCGTGCAGCTGCAGGCCGCGGCCATCTCGCCGGTCCGCCTCGCCGACGCGAAGACGATCCGCGATCTGGCCTGGGACGATCTGCCCTACGTGTGCGTGCGCGACGACATCGGCGACCGCTGGTACTCCAGCGTGCGCGTCCCCAACGTCAACGTGCGCAACGTGCGCACCACCTACCTGGCGCGCATCGAGATCGTGGAAACCAACGTCTCGCCCTACCCGGTCAACCCATGACGGCGCCCAGCGTAGGCGCAGCGTGGCCGGGCCTGGGCGCCCTGGTCACGTCGCCCTACAACCCCCAGTTCGACCTGAACGAAGCCGTCGGCCAGCGGGTGGCCACCTATGCCTTCGCCCTGACCGACGGCATTACCGGCGAGATCCTCGGCGACCTCGCACCCATCCGGCCCGCCCAACTCACCCACGACACCAGTCGCGTCATCAAGCGCGAGCTCAGCTTCTCCCTTGGCCGCGCCGACACCGCGGCGATCGACCCGGTGCGTGACCGGGTGAGCCCGTTCATGCTGATCGGTAACAACGCCTACCCGCTCGGGCGCTACATGTTCGCCGACGACTCGCGGCAGAAGTTCACCTCGGGCGACCTGGGCACCGAGCGTCTGTATGACGAGATGTTCCGCATCGACCAGCAGATCGAGCAGGGCCTGACCGGCGCTGGCCGGCCCACCGTGGCCGTCATCGCCGCGGCCATGGCCGGCATCGACGTACATATTGAGGTCGAGGCCAGCCCGTACAGCTCCGTCGAGTCCTGGGCGATCGGGGCGCACCGGGGCAGCCAGGTTCTGGAGGCGCTGTCGGTTACCGGCGACTTCTGGTCACCGTGGCTGGACAACACCGGCGTGCTGCGCTTCCAGCGCACGTTCGATCCGGCGCTGCGCGTGCCCGACATCGACCTGGACCGGTGGCCGCGCGTGGAGCGTGACTCGATCATGCACAGCAGCGATCTGCTCACCGCGCCCAACGTCTTCATCATCACGTCAAATGCGGCCAACGACCCGAACCAGCCGGTAGTCGGGAGGGCCGCAGTGCCCAACTCCGCGCCCAACTCGGTGGTCAACAGAGGCTTCGCCATCCCCGACGTGCGGACCCTGCAGCTCGCCGACGGCAACCAGGCCACCGCCGTGGCGCAGGGCCTGGCGCAACGTCAGACCATTGCCGAGACGGTCACGCTCAACACGCCGCCGGACCCACGTCACGACTCGTACAACGTGATCCGCTGGGACGGCGCGAACTGGCTCGAGATCGCCTGGTCGCTGACCCTGCTGGAGGGCGAGCCCATGGCCCATGTGATGCGGAAATCCTATGACCCATCCTGACCAGCGATCGATCGACATAGCCCGCGCCATTGTCGACAACGCGCGCCGGCTCGGGCTGACCTGGGAGCGTGTCCTGGCCACCGTGGAGGACCCGAACGCCCCCACCGTGACCATCGACGGCGACAGCGTGCCGGTCAACGCCGTGCCGATGATCGGACCACTGCTCACCAATCAGCGCGTCTACGTCGACAAGGTTCCTCCGGCTGCGAACTTCATCGTCGGTTCCGTCCAGCCCGCCTCTGGCGAGCTCGTCGACTACGTCAGTTCGGTCACCGCGACCGCGGCGATCGGCGCCGAGGCCGTCGCGCTCACCAGCAACTCGATCCGCTGGCAGGCCGGGTGCGCCTACGAGGTGATCGTCTTCCACCCGGCCATCACCGGCAGCGTAGCCAGCAACACCGCCCAGCGCCGCGTGCGAAAGGGCACCCTGGTCGGTACCGACCTGTCCGACGTGACGGCCAACCAGAACCACCTCACGGCAGGCCAGGGCACTACGACTCTGGATAGGATCATCGTACGCAACGCGACCGCCGTCGAGGTCGTCAGCGCGATCGTCTGCACTCTTGCGGCCAGCACCGGCACCGTGGTCAGTAACGCCAACGCCACCCGCATCCGTTACATGGAGGTCCGCTACGTCGGACCGGCATCCCGCTACACCAACGCAGTACAGATCTGAGGGCGCGGTGCACCGATTCGCAGTGATCCTGACGCACAACCGGCCGGCACTGCTGGCCGAGACGGTGGCCGCGATCGGGCCACAGGTGGACATGGTCGTGGTCATCGACAACGCCTCGGATCCAGCCGTGCGCCTGGACGCGCTGCCGGCTGGCGACCGGAAAGCGGTCGTGCTGCGTGTGCTCACCCAGCCGCCCAACCTGTCCGAGCTGTGGCGTGCCGGGATGGCCAGGTGCCTGCCGGACTGGTCGGAGGCCAACCGTCTGAAGGCGATCCGGGAACCCGTAGTTGCTGACGTGCTTCCGCCGTTCTGGGTGGCCTTCCTGTGCGACGACGCGCCACCACCGCCGGGCTGGTTCGACGTCGTGGTCGAGGCCATGGTGTCGACTGGCGCGGTGGCCGGCGCCACGTCGCCCTGGCCGTTCGGTGGCCCTCCCAGGATCAAGACCACGCCTGACCGTGACCTCATGGGGCGCATGCCGGGCTGGGCGTTCATCCTGGACGGTCGCTCGCCGGTCCTGCCGGATGAGCGCTTCCAGTGGTGGTGGGGGGACACCGACATCGACTGGCAGGCACGCCAGCACGGCGGCATGGTGCTGGTAGGCACGCATACCGTACCCAACCGCGAGCCGGACCATTGGACCGCGGTCAAGCCTGAGCTGGGCGCGCGGTGCGGCCTGGACCGCCTCGCCTTCGAGGAGAAGTGGGTGCAGCCGGCGCCGTGGTGAGCCGGATCTGGCGCGTCGGCGCGCCACCTGACATAGTGACAACATGCTGACGCGTCACCAGGTCCTGGCCGAACTGCACGCCATTCTGCGCCCGGAGGTCTATCTCGAGGTCGGAGTCCAGACCGGTGCATCCCTGGCGCTCGCCGAGAAGGCGGGGATGGCCATCGGGGTAGAGCCCGACCTGCGCTGGTTCGACTCCCGCAACGCCCGCCCCAACCAGAAGCTCTACGGTGTCGATTACTTCGACTGCGTCCAGTGCGAGCGACCGAAGATCGATCTGGCGTTCATCGACGGGTCGCACCTTTTCGAGGATGCGCTGTGGGACTTCATCCACATCGAAATGCAGTCGCACCCCGATACCGTGGTTGTCTTCGATGACGTGCTGCCCTACGGCCAGGCCATCGCCGAGCGCGTGCAGCCGCCCGGCGACTGGACCGGCGACGTCTGGAAACTGATCTACATTCTGGCCGAGCACCGGCCTGATCTCGACTGCATGCTGGTCGACGCGTCCGCTACCGGCCTGCTCGTCGTCACAGGCTTTTCGCCGACCGGCGGCTGGATCTTCGACACGCCGGTGTCGGTCGCAGAGATCATCGAGAGGTGGACGACGGTCACACGGGTGCCCGATGATGTGATCACACGCGGCGGCGCACTGAGGGTCCACAGCGCTGAGTCATTCCTCGACTACATCGCCGGCAAGTAGGGAGCGGGCATGCATATCGCAGTCACGGGCGGCGCGGGCTTCATCGGTGCGGCCACCATCGCCGCGGCGCAGGCCCGCGGACACACCGCCTGGTCGGTGGACCGCGACACCGGCGGCAACATCATGGGCGATCTGTCCGGTCTGAAGGGCGCCGACGCCGTCATCCATCTGGCCGGCGTGCTCGGTACGGCCGAACTGTTCGACGACGCAATGAAGGCCGTCGAGGTCAACGTCCTGGGCGCGCTCAACGTCATGCAGTGGTGCGTGCGAAACGACGCGGTCTACATCGGCATCCTGATGCCCGACGTGTTCCCGTCGATCTACACCGCGACGAAGATCGCGGCCAAGCGGCTGGCCGACGCGCTGCACCACTCGCGCGGGCTGCGGATGGCCCACGTACGCGCCTTCAACGCCTACGGTCCGGGCCAGCGCTTCGGCGTCGGGCATCCCCAGAAGATCCTGCCGACCTTCGCCGTGCACGCCTGGCGCCGTCAGCCGCTGCCGATCTGGGGCACCGGCTACCAGACCGTCGACATGATCCATGTCGACGACATCGCGCGCATGCTCATCGACGCGATCCCGCACGCCCGCGGTTGGATAACGCCGGACAACGTCAAGGCCGGCGCGAGGGCCAATCTGGTTTTCGACGGCGGCACAGGTCAGGCCGTGAGCGTGCTCCACGTGGCCCATCTGGTGGCGAAGGCGACCGGTTGGTTCCAGCCCGACATCGACTATCTGCCGATGCGCGACGGCGAGGTCGAGTCCACCGTCTGCGCCGACGGCGAGGGCTGGGCGCTGCTGGGCTGGCGCCCACAGTTTGACGCCGGCCTGATCGCCGAGGCTGCCCGGTCCTACGAGTCGTTGGCTCTGGGATGAAGTGGCCGGCGCTGCCCATCGAGAAGGTCATGATCTACACCGCCGTCTACGGCGGCTACGAGGCGCGGGTGACCGACCTGCCCGGCGACATCGATGCGCCGGCCTTCGTGTTCACCGATGACGTCGATCTGCAGGTTGGCCGCGGCTGGCAGGTCATCCTGGCCGAGCCTGACGATCACATCCAGCCCAACCCTGCCAACGGTGACCCGCTCATCACGCTGCCGATGCTTAGACACAAGTGGTGGAAGTGCCACCCGAACATGGCCGCCTACTTCGCCGGCGTGCGGCACTCCGCGCGCTACGACGTCGCCAGCATCTGGCTCGACGCCAACATGAGCGTCACGGTCGGCCAGTTCGTCAAGCGCAACCTCGACGCTCTGGGCGGGGACGACTGGTCCATGGTGCGCCACCCGTGGCGTGACTGCGCGCTGGACGAAGGTGTGTACTCCTCGACTTTGCCGCGCTACGACCGCGCCGCCCTGCTGCGTCAGGTCGCCCACTACCGCGACGAGTGGAAGCATCCGGAGCATTGGGGCCTCATGGCCACCGGGCACTGCGTACGCCGCCACAGCGTGGCCACGTTCGCCCTGGGTGCTGAGTGGTGGCATCACAACCTGACGTGGTCGCACCAGGATCAGGTCAGCCTGCCCGTGCTGATGCACGCAGCAGCCGAGCCGTGGGCGACCAACGGCAACGGCGCCATGCTCAAGCCGCTACGCATCAACTACGACCTGCCCTGGTCGAAATGGTGGGAGCTGCGCGCGCACGGCTCATGACCGCTTGATCCGTCACCAGCTTGTCACGTAGCCTCTGGACATGCCGAAGCCTCGACAGACCATCTCGGTGGTCACGCCAGCACATCCGGCCCGCATCACCTCGGGGATGCTGGAACGCGCGCACCGCTCCGTCTACGCCCAGACCCTGCTGCCCGACGCGATCTGCATCGCCATCGACATCGACAAGCAGGGCAGCGCTCCGACCCGCCAGCACGCGCTGATGCAGGCGCGTACGGACTGGGTGGCCTTCCTCGACTCGGACGACGCGTTCCTGCCGCGACACCTGGAACTGCTACTCAAGTACGCCCTCGACAGGCAGGTCGACTACGTCTATTCGTGGTTCAAGGTCGTACAACAGCTCGGCAACGGCACGACCCGCGTACTCGACGATGACCCGATCTTCCCGATGAGCCACTACCTCGACCCGTTCGATCCGGAGAATCCGATCGAAACGACGATCACCACCCTGGTCCGCACCGAGTTGGCCCAACAGGTCGGCTTCGTCAACCTCGACCGCGGTCACAGCGAGAATGCCGGCGACGATCGCTACTTCACCCTGGAGTGCGTCAAGGCCGGCGCCAGGGTCGGCCATCTCGTACGCAAGACCTGGCTCTGGACGCACCACCAGCTACCCGGCACCAGCAAGCCGGGCAACACCTCGGGCATGCCGGACCGCGGCGACGACGCGCCGGACGCCCAGCACCTCATCGCCCAGGCCGCGAGTACGGCTAGGGCTACACCATGAAATACGCGCTCGCGGTGCTCGGTGGGGGATTCGCTGGCCTCATGGCCGGCGTCCTCACCGCCTACTACCTGATTCTCAGACCCGCGCAGCGACGGAGAGCAGCTCTGAAGCGCCGGGCCGGTAGCTCGTGACGATCTATGTCTACCCCGCCGACAAGTACGGCTGCGGGCACTACCGGATGATCTGGCCGGCCGCGGCCGCCGCGGCGCAGGGCCACGACGTCAAGATTGTCATGCCCGGTTCGCGGCAGGGCATCGGCGGGGACATCGACCTACGCACCAACCGCGCCGTATCGGCCTTCGTGCCGCCCGACGCCGAGGCGATCGTGTTGCAGCGTGTCTCGATGCTCAACCTGGCCTCGGGCATTCCCCTGCTGCGCGATCAGGGGGTGGCCGTCATCGTCGACATGGACGACGATCTTGCCCGCATCGACCCGTCCAATCCGGCCTGGGTCGCGATGCGCAAAGACATGGGCGTGGTGCAGCACAACTGGGAGAACGCTGTCCAGGCCTGTCTGGACGCCACCATGGTTACCGTCTCCACGCCGGCGCTGCTCAAGACCTACGCACCGCATGGGCGCGGCGTAGTGGTGCGCAACACCGTCCCGCGCGGCTACCTGGGTATCGAGCATGTGGACCGGGCGACCTTCGGCTGGCCCGGCTCGATCCACTCGCACCCGAGCGATCTGCCGGTGCTCGGGGCGGCCGTGGCCAGGCTGATCCGGGAGGGCTACAAGTACTGGGGCGTCGGGCCGAACTACGGTTATGCGCCCGGCGACGGCATGCTTCACCGGGCCTTCGGCATGACCGTTGATGAGGACGACCTGGACACCGCCGGCAATACCGACTTCGACGACTATCCGCGCAAGGTCGCCAACATGGGTGTCGTCCTGGCGCCGCTGGCCGACACCGTTTTCAACACAGCCAAGTCGTGGCTCAAGCCGCTGGAGGCGATGGCCTGCGGAGTGCCCTGGGTGGCCTCCCCGCGCGCCGAATACGCGGAGCTGGCGCGGACGACCGGCGTCGGGTTCCTGGCCAACAACCCGCGGCAGTGGTACCAGCGCGCCAAGACTCTGCTCGACGACGACGACCTGCGCGCCGAGCAGACGCAGGCCGGCCGGCAGGCCGCGGCGGACTACACGGTCGAGGGCAACGCCTGGCGGTGGATCGAGGCTTGGACGGACGCGGTGAAGATCCAGCGACAGGTTAAGATCAGGACGGCATCGTACCTACGTCGCTGAGCACGGGGGGCGCACATGGACTGGGTGGCGATCATCCTCACCGGAATCTTCGGCGTCAGCGGTGGCAGCGTAACTACGGCGCTGGTGCAGGGCTACTACTCCCGCAGGCGCGAGGATGCCACCGCCGTGCAGATGACCGCAGCCGCCCACCACCAGATCTACGAGTCATACGGCGAGCTCATCGAGGAGATCCAGGGCTACGCCGCCATGGCCCGCGATGAGGCCCGCGGCGCGAAGGCGGAAGCGCGGGAGGCCAACCTGCGCGCCACCGCGGCCGAGGCACGCGCGGCCTCCGCTGAGCACCGCGCGACCGCGGCCGAGGTGACCCTGGCCGAGATGAAGCGGCTGATCGTGGCCAACGTCCCGCAGGCCGCACAGATCCTCGCCAACTTCGGCGAGATCATGAGTAACAATGGGTTCAAGACCGACCTGGCTGCCGAGCCGGCGCCGGTGTCGGTGTAACCAACATCCACGGGGGTGGACCATGAACGAACTGGCGCCGCGGCTGTTCGGCCGCGATCCCGCACTGTGGCTGCAGGCCGTGTCGGGCCTGCTGGTGATCCTGGTCGGCCTGGGTCTGCCCGGCCTGACCGACAGCGTGGCCGCGGCCATCATGGCGCTCATCGCAGCGGCCCTGACGACCTGGCAGGCGCTGCTGGTGCGCCCGGTCGCCCCGACCGTCATGTCCGGCCTGATCGTCGCCCTGGCGCCGCTCGGGGCCTACTTCGGGCTGCACCTGGCGCAGAGCCAGATCGCGACCCTGACGGCAGGGGTGGCCGGCATCGTGGCGTTGATCGTGCGCAGCCAGTCGACTCCGGTCTACGACCCAGCGCCGATCTAGGCGCCGGCCGTGAGAATCCCCGGCATCGCATACATCCAGGGCCGCAACTACTACACCAACCCTGCCGGCCGGCACTACGGGTGGGCCGTGCACGCCACAGCCAGCACGGCCACCGCCCGCCAGGAAGCGGACTACGCCACCCGGCGCACCGACAGCATCGGCTCGCACCTCTACACCGACCGCATCGAGGTCATCCAGTCGATCGACACCATCTACAAGGTCAACCACTCCGGATCGTCCAACGGCAACAACTACGCCAACTGCCTCGAGCAGACCGGACTCAACTCTTGGACGCGCCAGCAGTGGCTGGACAACATCAACTGGACGCAGCAGGCCTACGCGCTGGCCACGGTCATCAGAGCTGAGCTGTCCGGTTTCCAGGTCCGCCGCGCCAGCGTCGCCGAGATGAAGGCCAACCCGCAGGTGATGGCGTTCTACAGCCACGACGACATGCGCCAGGCCTGGGGCGGCACCACCCACACCGACCCTGGTCCCAACTATCCCTGGGACCGCCTTTTCGATTCCGTCAACGCAGCGCTCGGCAATGGAGATGATGGCGACATGGACGCTCAGGAGCGTAGTTGGCTGTTCCGCGCGGCGAGCTTCGCCGGCGCCGCGGCTGCCGGCTCGGACACTGCCGGCGCGATGGATGAGGCCGGCGTCATCACCGAGGTCGACATGCGCCCGTACTGGGCGCGGGTGGCCGCAGAGTTGACGCCGGCCCAGATCGAGGCGATCGCGGCCGAGGTCGCGAAGCAGATCAACACCGGTGGTGTGGCGCTGACGCCGTCGGCGACCACCGGTGTCGCTGTGGCGGTCGCCGACGAGACGCACCGGCGGATGGCGCCGAGCTGATCCGGCTAGGCGGGTGGCGCCAGGCAGGCGGTGACCGCGGCGATGGCGTCGGGCACCAGTTTGAACATCGTCCAGACACCCTGCTTGCGGTACTCCAGCAGCCCGACCTCGGTGAGGATGTGCAGGTGATGCGTCACGGTCGGCTGCTTGAGCGTGCCCAGGGCTGCCGTGACGTGGGAGACGGCCATCTCGTGCTCCGGCGCGGCGTAGAGCACTGCGACGATCTGCAGCCGTGCCGGGTCGGCCAGGGCCTTCAGGACGTCGGCGAGTCGCTCGGCGTCGGTGCGGGTGAAGCGGGGCGCGAACAGCGCCCGGCGAGGCAGCACCTGCAGGATGTTGACGGTATGCACGGGGGAAGATCCTTCCGGTCATTTCGATGTGCGGACATGTCAATGTAGCACGGCTCGCACGACCTGGGCGTGGGCAATAAAAAAGGGCGATACCCCCGACCGGTTAGAACCGGGGGTATCGCCCTTCTCATTGTGCCGAGCGCCTAACCGGACCGCTCAGCACGGTCCGATCACGCTGCGAGCTGCTCAACCTCCTCGGCGGAAGGCGCGTGCACCGGCGGCCGGCCGGGCGACGTGGGGGTCCGCTTCGAGACCCGCTCGCGGTACTGCCTGGTCCACTCAGCTTTCGCCGCGCGGTCCAGCTTGTCGTAGCCGGCACGCTTGCGCGCTGCCTGCTCCGACTGCGTAACAACCCAGCGGCGGGACCGGGTCGCAGCCTTGGCGGCCGGCGCCGCCTTGCGCTCCATCTTCTGGACGAACAGCTCGGCCAGGATGTACGCCGCCACCGTCCAGACGCCTACGACGACCTGGATGGGGTTTCGAGCCTCCGCGACGTTAGCCGCGATGCTCAGCCCGCCAGCCAGAACCAGCGGGATCAAGGCAGCCCTACGGGTTGCCTCGGTGACCGTGTCCGAGGTACGCACCGCCAGTGCGACCATCGCCAGGAGGTCAACGGTCAGAGGAGTTACCCACTCGGACGGCACGACACCGAACAGTGGGGGCAGATCCGCCCCTTCGAGGAGGTGGATCTGGTGGCCGAAGCTGGCGACTGCCGCGACGGTGGCGATTCCGTACGCTCCGACCTTTGCCGCAGTTACGCGGTTGATGCTCATGGGTGCCTCCTCAGGCATCCCTGACTCTCGTCAGGCGCCGGTACTCACCGGCGCGACCACGGGCGCCCGAGCGGGCAGCCACACATGGTGGTTTCGGACCTCGGCCACTTTCATGGCGGTCCCGTCAGGGGTTCGCGGAGCGCGCACGGTGGGCGCTCGACGCGGGGAGGGGCCGGGATCGCTCCGGCCGTTACTGGGCCGCGACTCGCGACCGATACCGCGCCCGTCATGGTGGTCGCGGCCTGCGTACCCGTACCCCTCAGTTCGCCCTGGATGGACGGGTCCCTCGGGATGGGCTTCCCAGGTCCCGGACCGGGGCGACGTAACCGCCCCCGCTAGCGTCAGCAGGCCCGGCCATAGGTCGCCCCCCGGTTTACAGATCGGGCTCCTGGGGTGCTTGGTGCGGACCGGGTTCGTAACCGCTGGGGCCATAGGAGGTCCCGGTCCTTCGTGGGCGGGAGGGCCTCGCACCCTCCCGGCCGGCTTGGCTACCGGACGCCCCGGACGACGTAGCCCCGGCAGTTCAGCCGGTACTGCAACAGCCACCGCGTCCACTGGTCGCCGATGAAGAGCCGGAGACCAGCGGGCCATTCCGGCCGGTGGTAGTAACGTCGCTGTCTTGCCATGTCGGTCTCCCTCCGACTGGCCGCCCGGATGGCGGCGGGAGTGGACCTGCCAGGAGTCGAACCTGGCCACGAGGCCTTACGCCTCGGTGTTCGTTCAGGCTGCCGTCGTTGCGGGCCCGCGGTCCGTGCCCCTGGGCTGCTGCGGTCGCAGATGCGGTGTCGCGCTGCGCCAGGGCGGTTGTGCATGTCGTTGCATTTGGTGAGTGGCTGATCCCTTTGGTCACGTCTCCCGGTCGCTCTTGCCTGCCCTGTTCGGGTTCCCCTGCGATCCCGGCCCGGTTCCCGCGAGGCGCTTCCGGCGCCCTTCGGTCCCCTTGGTGTGGGAGGTTCCTCTGTAGTTATGCCTTAAGTGTATGCCTAGAGTGTAGGCGTGTCAAGCCTGAACGGGTCATACTTTCGGTCAGTCATGCCCACCGAATGGGCATTTGACATAGGCATAGCTTGTGGGCCATAGTCGTAGGCATGACGACGAACACGCGCCGCGCCCTGACGGAAGTGGACCGGCTCCGATTCATGGCCGCCCGGTACCGACAACTGGAGAGCGACCTGGCCGCGCTGCGCCGCGAGCTCGTGCCGGTCATCATCGCGGCGCGCGCCGCGGGCACAGGGCAGGGTGAGGTGGCCGCGCTGCTCGGCGTGACGCGTGAGGTGGTGCGCCGCATCGAGCGCGGGTTGGCCTGGAAGGCCAACGACTAGCGCGAGCCGTACGCCGGGGCGCGGTGCTTGGCCTTCCACATCAACGCCTGGAAGGCGAGACTGCGCTCCGCGTGGCGTGCGCGACGCAGCGCCAGGCTTACCTGCGCCTGCGCCACCGTCATGCCCGCCACGCTCGGCAGTGGCATGACCACGCGGCCGGTCACCGTCGGCGGACGCGGACCGAAGCGACGACGCAGATCCAGCAGTTCTGCTTCGGCTTCGAGCTGGCGTTGCCCGGCGCGTACGTAGCCGGCGGCCAGCCAGCCACCGGCGAGCGCCGCGGCGAGGTGGCTCACGGTCAGGATCAGCAGCACCGCGGCGCTCATGACAGGCTGCGAATGTTGTAGGTCTGGCGGTGGCCACACGACAGGTCCACGGTGGCGGACCAGCCGTTGTCGGTCTGCACCTCGGTTTTGAACGTGATCCTCGTCATCTTGAGGCAGTCGGGGTGCATGCACTTTGCCAGCGTGCCGACTTCCTCCGGCTGCACCATGCGTGCGTCCTTCCAATCGCTCATGACGGCGGCCAGTGCAGCGCGAGAGTCAGCTTGTGCGCCTGGGCGCCGAGATGGCCCGGCGCCAACTCGATCTGGGCTGGCCGCGTCGGCGCAGCGAGCAGGCGCAGCGCATGGTCATAGGCGATGTCGGGGGCGAAGCCGGCCGCCCCCAGGTGCGCCATCAGTCGGCCAACCAGCAGGTCCGAGCGGTTCCAGAGCCTGGACGTGCCGGTGCCGGCGTGAGCATTGTCCGGCGTCAGCCAGCCGCGGCGTGTCCAGTGATCGAGTTGACGATAGGTCAACCCTGTTTCGCGCTGCATGTCCGCAACGGTGATCATGGGCTGATGCTCGCGCGCAGGTCAGTCGTGACGGATCGGACCGTCGCGGCGGCAACGGCGTTCAGGGTGCTGCGCAGCTTCGCTGCAGCACTGGTCAGCGCCTGGGCCACTTCGCTCGCCTCGGCGTGAGTGAAGGGGAGGCCGAGGCCGATCGGCCTATCCGTCGTGAGTTGCACCTGAGTAAGGCTGGCGTAGACCTTGATTTTGAGTCCGGTCGCAGTGCCGGTCCACGGCAACGCGACCTCGGACTGAGGCACCATCGGGATGGCCGGGCCGATCCGCAGCACCTCGGCCCAACTGTTCACGTCGTCGCTGCCCGAGCTGTACCAGTGGTATTCGTCGTGGCTCTGCGGGTCGTTGTCCTGGCGCTGCGCGGGGTAGGCCGGCTCGCCGTTGTACGGCACGACCAGCACCACCATCGTGTCTGCCGGCTCGGGCGGGAGCGCCGAGATGAGATCCGTGCGCATCACGTCCAGCACCTGCCTCGACTCGTCGACCAGCTTGACGCGCATCCAGCCTGGAAACGGCTCGCCGATGATCTCGCAGGGCAGCGAGCCCAGACTGGCGGGTAGGCGGTGCGTGGCCTGCATGGCGTCTCCCATCGTTGGGTCTGCCGGCGCGTGGGTCATGGGGCGCCACGCGCCGGCGACATCCAGGTGCTTCGAGGCTAGTAGGGATTGGGTGTCGACGGCACTGCCGGCGTGCCGGCCAGCTGCGCCAGTACTGCCGCCTGCTGGGTCGGGGTAAGGCTGTCCCAATTCGCCTGCGTCCAGCCGGCCTGCGTCAAGGCCGGCGGCATGGGCGCAGCGACCGGAGGTGCTGGGGGTGCCGGCGGGGGAGGCGGGAGCGGCACCGTGACCGGAGGTGCTGGCGGCGCAGGGGGCGCAGGAGCTGCTGGCGGTGTCGCTGCGGCCTGATGCGGGTAGACGACCTGGGCGGCCGGACCGGCAGACTGGGACTCGTCAGGCAGCGGGTTGCCCTGCAGGTCGGTCGGGGCGTTGTAGGCCAGCGCTCCAGCGGACAGCCGGTTCCAGATGTCGATGGCCACGTTCATCTCGGGCGTGCCGGAGATCTTGACGAGATTGAACGGGCGATTGCCGACCGTGCTGCGCTCGACGCGGCCCACCACGACGCCGTCCTGGATGGGCTTACCGTTGGGCGCCAGCGCGACAACGATGTTGGAGTTCTGCACCCAGACGCCGGTGAACTTCGCCGGCGCGGACACCATTCGATCATGCGCCACCGGGTCTGCGTCCACCTCGGGGTAGCCACCGAACAGGATGCGCCGCGCCTGGCCGGTGGCCAGGTCGACGGGGTTGGTCAGCACGTACAGATCTGCGGTAACGCGGTCGCGTGGCTCGCTTTTCTTGTATCCGTCGGTGTTGCCCGGCGCGCCGGCCGCAGTGAACTGGCGCGGAACGTAGGCGACCAGGCAGCCTTCCAGGTCACGCGGTCGCGGCGCCTTGCCACCCCCGCCCGGCATGGCTGGATCTACGAATGTCATTCCTGGCTGCATGGGCTTCCCCTTCGACTACGGTCTGAGATGGCACAACGCTACTTGAAAACCTAGTGACGGGTCAAGTGGTGGATCGGGACGTGTTCGGCGAGCTATCGCTTGACCCACATCACGTCCACGGCGAGACACCACCACACGCGGGTGCGGATCTTCAATGCGCCGTCAAAATGATCATCGGCAGTAGATGTGTAGTTCTCATCGCCCTGACCGCGACGCCGGAGTTGGATTATCCACCACTGCATTCCCGGCAATCGATGAATCTCCAGTCTCATCGATCATGCCCAGGATGCGGTCCGGTCGCGCTCATGCGTCTTCGTCTTCTCGGTCGCGCCAGGGGTTGACCGCACTAGCACGCATGGCGACAGTTTCGGCGCGGGCGGCTACGCGGTCGGCATGATGAACGGCCGCGTAGCCGCGCAGCCAGTCGCGAAGACCGCTGGCCTGCATCACCACGATCATGCAGACGGCGATCACGACGGAGAGGACCATGGCGACCGGTCCGTCCTGATAGGCGGCGTAGTGCAGCATGATCGCGACGATCAGCAGAGTTGTACCAATCAGCACTCGCCAGCCAGCGCGGCGGTAGGCCGACGCCCAGGCCTGCTGGGTCAACGGGGGATTACGCATGACTCATCCTTTCGGGGCGGCGCAGAGCGCCAGGAAGACGACCAGCGCGATCAGCGCTGCGACGATGAGCAGTGTCGGCCACAGCGGGCCGCGATCCTGCTCCATTACCGGTGGCCTCCCCCGCCGCCGCGATGGGTGCGCACGCGTACGGGCTGGGCACGGCGGATCGGCTCGGTGCGACGTGCTGGACTCTGGCGCCAGTCGAGGTACGCCCGCACCGCCAGCTCCAGTTGACGCTGGTAGACCGGATTGCCGAAGGTCATGGCACCCGCGACCGTCGAGGGCGCGGCCACGCTGTTGGTGTACCAGCGCGTGGCGGCGACGACTACGCGACGCTCAGCACGTCGCAGGCGGCGCGCGTCGCGGACCACGTAGGCGAGCAGTGCCAGCCCGACCAGCACCGCCGCGGCGCCGCCGATCAGAAACAGCACCTGTGCGCTCATGAAGTTCACGACTTCCCCCTCGGGATTCTGGTGCGTCCAATGATCAACGTGTCGCCAGGTTTGATGATCGTCCAAGCGGTGACCTTCGTGGTGTGCGAGCGCGGCTGATCGCGTCGACCGAACACGGGATCACCACGATTCGGGCGCTCGATGTACGTGCCGTTTGTCGAACCCAGATCCCTCGCGTAGTACTCGCCATCGGTGCGCAGCGCTACCGCAGCGTGTCGCGCGCTCACGTACTCGTCGCCGGTGATGCGCACTTCGCAGTCCGGCGCGGTGCCTACCGTCCAGTACATGACGATCTCGGTTGTCTGCATGACACGTCATCTTCTCGCCCGGTTTTGGTGCCGGCCCGGCCCTGTCATAACCAGAGCCGGCCCGGCTCTATATGTGGATCAACAGCCCAGATTCAGGCCATGGGCTTTCACGGTCTGCGCGGTGTTGCCTGCGCCGGTCGCCTCGAAGTGCAGATGCGGACCCTTCGCGTTGCCCGTCGCTCCGCTGTAACCGATCACCGTGCCCGGCGCGACACCGGTACCGACCGGTAGGCCACGCGACCGCAGATGCATATACGTGGACGTCGTCGCGCCGCCATGGGCGATCTTCACGTACCAGCCGGCCGAGCCCGAGTAGTGCGACACGATCACCTGGCCGCCCCAGACCGCCCGCACTGCACTACCGGTGCCTGCGGACAGGTCGATGCCGACGTGGGTGTGTCCGTCGCGCGGCGCGCCCGGACATGCCTTCCAGTTGCTGGCCCTGACGCCGGAGGCGAGCGGGTGCACCCAGTTGTCGCTACGACCGGAGCGTGACGCCTGCGGCGGCTTCGGACGCGCGTTGCCGGCATCAAACTGCGGTTCGTCGCCGCGTCCGACACAGGTGATGTCGTAGCTGGAGCCCAGATAGATCCGGTACCCATTCGCCGAGCTCACCTTGTTGCGAGCGGCCTCAGCCTGCCAGGTCGCCGCGGAACCGCAGGTGCGCTGGGTCATCGAGATGAGCCCTTCGCCCTTGTGCGGCGTGACCGGTTTGGCGCTGGCGGGGGAGGCCAGCGCGAGCAGAAGCACCGCGACCAGGCTGCCCGCGAGGGCGAGCGCCGTGGCGTGCCGGAGCTGGTTCTGTCTACTCGTACCCTCGGCCCGCTTGGCGCGCGCTCTGCCGTGACGGATCAGGTTCATTGCCGTGTTCCTTCCGTTGCACCGTCCCCGGCCACCTCGACCGAGGGAGCATTGTCAATCCCCAGGGTCTGCGGTAAGCGGCCCATAGCAGCGCGACAGCGCTTCGTAGGAAAGGCGGGAGGTCAGCAGTCCGCCGCGATGGACCCAGTCTCCCTGAGCGTCGCGGACCCAGCGGCGAGCGCGGCGGTCTCGCACGGCCACCGCCGATCCGAGATCCAGCAGCGACTCGCGTGACACGGCAGACTCAGGTCGCTCGGGCCATTTGCGCACTTCCTGGTACTCCCAGGCGTGGTAGCCGGCGTGGCCTTCGTCCAGCGTGCACCTCGGCCCATGCGGCGGTGATGCCCAGTCGAGGCGGGTAACCGGGCAAGGCGCGGGGAAGCCTGCGCCGCCGGCACGCTGCCACATCGCCTCACTGACGATGTAGCCGACCCGATGCCCCGACGTGATGCGCGTGGCCCGGTGGTACGTGCACGCCCCGTAGAGCGCGGCGCGTAGTTGATCCTCGACGGACGGAGCGGCAGGCTCTACGGGCAGTTCGATGTCAGTCATGGCTCACCGCGCACCGGTACTCATCCCAGGCGACGAGCAGCGCGACGTCACTGCCGTGATCGCGCTCGCCGTCGTCCCATGTGGCGATGGCCTCGGCGAACGTCTTGAGCGCCTCCGCGCGGGCGTCGAGTGTTTCCGTCGCCTCGTGCAACTCGGTCTCGAGGTCGCCGATCCGCTCGTTGAGCTCGCCGACCTCAGACGCGTGCTCGTCCATGGCGCTCCCCTCCGATGTTGCGGTCGTTGCATGCGCAAGTTGCGCAACTTGCCTGCTCAATTACTGATCGGTAACCGGCGATGCTGCCTCGCGCTGTTCAACCGGTGTTTGTGGCAGGTCGCTCAACGCTGCGTCGGGCAGTAGTCGGCGAAGGGGCACGCCGCACAGAAGTCGGACGGGTTGGCCGCGTACACGCCGGCCGTCATGCCACGGTGCACCTGCGCATAGCGGTACTCCTGCGCCGCGGCACCTGTTCCGTTGAGCACCACCGGCTCGCTGTAGGTGCCCTTGCGCGCGTTGTAGTAGAGGCCGCGGATCGGCAGGGCGAAGTTCGGCGGCAGGACGCAGCGCAGCGCGGCCGCGTACTCATCAAGCTGGAAGTGGTCGCGCGGCATGCGTGAGCCTGACTTCAGGTCGATGATGTCGATGGTCGGCAACTCGATGCCCTTGGTGCCCATCACCGTCCAGGCCGAATCGATCACGCCCCTGGTCATGATGGCGCCGGTGGTGATGATGGCGTCACCTTTGATGCTGGACTCATAGGACCATTCCAGGACCGGAGTCAGCGAGTTGACGGCGGCAGGGTCGGCCACGGACAGCAACGTGCGTGCGGCACGCCAGGCTGCGTCGTGCACGTCCAGGTAGCGGGCCAGCATGGCCCGGCCCTCCACGCGCCACCAGTCGTAGCCCTCTTTGCCCTGTGCCGAGGCGCGCCAGGTCGTCATGTCCCAGTACGGACTGTTAGCGACCTTCTCCGACTCCTCCGCGATGGTGGCGTTCAGACTGTTGGTCCACAGGCCGGTGACGTCGCTGTCACTGAGTGCGGGTGGTGCACCGCCTGGGACTGCGGTGGCCGCGTACTGCTCGACCTGCTGCACGGCCAGATGGAAGGCGCGGCCACCGATCATCGACCACTGCGGTCGACCGACGCCGATCAGTCCATGGCGGGACGCACGGGTCATCAGCGCACGCACGCCGCAGCCCTCATACGTGGTCACCGAACTGTGCGACAGCGACGACGGCGAGGTGGTCGTTATCGCCAGGGTGCTGACCAGACCGTCCAGGTCGCGAAAGGCCAACCGTGCCGCTGGAGCGTTCGCGCCCGGACCGACCGGGTCAACGAACGGCGTGCCTACGATCGGGATGGGCGGCGCAGGGATAGCCGGAGCCGGCGGTGGCGGCTGGACAGGGTCGTACACGTTGCTGGCTCCCGTCAGGTAGTCCATCAGATGCTGCGAGTGCGCAGCCGTGTCGGCAGCGATCTGGGTCTGCTGAGCGGCCTGCTGCGCCTCCAGTTCCAGGTGCCCGGCCGGCTGGCCGCAGACGCAGTTACCCGTCTCCTCGATGATTGCGTGCTCGCCGTCGGAGGGCTCTGGCATGGTCGGCTCGGCGGGCACGAACGGCTCGGTCGAAGCGATCATCGAGACGCCCAGGCCCAGGCCAGCGATGCGTGACGCCGCCTGGCGGATCTGCTCGGCGGTCGTCTTCCAGCCACGCCGACGCTGGGCCTCCCACCAGTCGGCCTCCTCGCGCAGCACCTGAGCGGCCTCGAGCAGAGCTGCCTCGACGGCGTCTCCGATGGCCTCGCGTCGGGCGCCGCTGACCGTGTCGGTGAACCCGTAGGCGGCCAGGGCGGCATTGAGGATGCGCTCGCGCGCCGCGGCACTGCGCTCGCGGATCTCTTTGGCGTCGCCGGCCGTGGTGCGCGCCGCGTCGGTCGAGGTGGGCGCGGTGTCTGTCATCATGTCCGAGGACGCTACCGACGCACCTAGTGACATGTCAAGTGGTTGTGATAGCGTGTGCAGCCATGACCGACGATGACACGAGAGTGCTCCACATCTACCTTCAGCGCGACCCACGACACAAGCGGGCCAACCAGCTCCGCGGCGGCCACGCGTTTCTGGCCGTCGATGATCCCGACGAGTACGGCGTGCGCGTGCACTGGCCGCGCCTGGGCGATGGCGGAGGCGGGCGGGTCGGGATCGGGACCGGACTGTGGTTCACCGATCTGACCACGGCCGAGGCGGCGCACCCGAACCTGTACCAGCCGGAGCGGCTCGCCTCGGCGAAGATGATCCTAGATGTGCACTTCCCGCTGTTCGCGCCGACGCAGATCCTGTCGCTGCCCGAGCAGCCCGGCGCGCCGCGCGAGCTCGCCGACGACCTGGCCGCACAGCTCGACTGGTCCGATCCTGAGCGCATCGACCGCGCCATCCGACTGATCCACCTGGCCCACGCGGTCACCACGCCGCACGCGCGCTGGGCGCAGATCCTGCGCCAGGGCCTGCGCACGCGTGGCTACGCCGGTGACGCACGCAAGGTGCACGTGCTGCCCGACGTGACGTCGGCGGCCACCGGCGGGGAGTTCATCGCACGACTCGCGGCCATCGCCCGCACCGCCCACCTGGGTCCGGTGCGCCGCGCGCTGGTGCTGGCATGGCTCGGGTCGGACCTGCGCAGCATGCGGCGCAGCGTGACCGCGCTGCTCGCCGCGGGCGACATCGACTGGTCCTACGCCGCGGCGGACGCCGGTCAGGTCGAGGATGCGTCATGAGCCAGTGGCGCGTGATCCTGACCGACAGCGAGGGTCCGACCGGCGTAGCTCCGGTTTGCCCAAAGCCGGATGTGCACGCCATGATGCACGGCGGTTCACCAGACGACCTGCAGATCTACGACGAGTGTTGTGCCGGGCCGCACATCGAGTGCTGGACGCCGAGCAACGCTGAGGATGTCCGGGTACGCCTGGACCGGGCAGATGCCGAGGTGTGCTCATGAGCGATCGCTGGATCATCACGGCGCCAATCGACCGCGGTTGGACGCCGGCCGAGATAGCGCAGATCAGTCGTGCCGCGCAGGCGTTCCTCGCTGCACTGCCTGCTGGCTTCTGGCCGCTCACTATCGACGGTATCGGCGTGTTGCCTCCTACCGTTCCGGTGACCTGGCCGCAGCCCAGCGAAATCGACATGAGCCCTGACTCAGGGTTGTCTGAGCCCGTCGGTTCTGCGGCACCGATCCCGATGAGTGCGGGCTACCGCTACACCATCCCCGGTCTGAGCGGCGAATGGCTGTTCGCAGGATCGAGCACCATTGACATGGGTGCCGACGGACGAGTAACTCTGCTCATGGTGCGAGCATGAGGCGCCCACTACCGACCGGCATTGCGCTGGGGATCGCTCTGGGCAGCCTCATCGCCGGTACGCAGGTGGCACCGATGTCCGCCTGCGACATGGTCCGCAGCTACCGTGCGGAGTTCAGGAGCGATGCGCCGCGCCAGGACACGGTCCTGGTCGGGCCGGACGATCAGGTCGACTGCGAGGATGTCCAGACCGGCGGCGTGTACGAGTTCGACCGGTGCTGGTGCGCCGCGTAATGGGGCGTGGGCAGACAAGTAGTGAGTTTGCATCCGCAAATGGACCGTACTGGTACTACGCGGGAGGCGTGCCCGGAGATCCGGGCATCGTCACCGATGCGGCGCGTAAATTTGGTGATCTATACGGCCTTGACGCGGAGTGGCTTGACGACGAAGCGGCCAATGACGGCTGGGAGTTCCACGATTCCGGCTATGACGAGAAGATCGAACAACTAGCTAAGGATGCTGTAAAGGCCATGTCTGACGTTTACCCGAACTTCGCCGCACTGAAGGCGGCCCACCCGACTGGGGCCTTCACCATCACGCTGCACCGCACCGGCACGGACGTGCTGGTCGAGGCGCCGCACAGCGGCGGCATCGAGTTGGGCACGGCGGCGATCGGTGCGGGCATCGCCGGCGTGGAGATGCCCGGAGCGCTGTGGGATTTCTACGAATTCAAGGGCGTCATGCCCGCGGGCGGCAACGCCCAACTGCACATCACCTCGGTCAACTTCGACGAGCCGATCTGCCGCTGGGCAGGCCGACGTGCGATGCGCGTGGTCGCCGTGCACGGCGCGCCAGGCGTGGGTATGAAGGTCCACGTCGGCGGTCTGGACATCCTGATGCGCGATCGCGTCATCGCGGCCCTGAACGCGCTCACGGGCATGCCGTCAGGCTTTGCCGCGGTCATCGCCGACCTCGACGCCAACGGCAAGAGCATCGCCGGCACCGAGCCCACCTCGATCACGAATGACTGCGTCAGCGGCCAGGGCGTCCAGGCCGAATTCGAGAAGGGCATCCGGATGGCCATGTTCGACAACTTCGCCGGCGACGAAGCCCGCTGGGCCAGCCGCAATGACACCTACTTCGTGGTGGTCGACGCGATCCGCTCAGCCCTGGCCACCGGCTCGGTGCTGATCGCCGACTAGGCCAGGACGACCGGGCGACGTCAGCACCTCCGAGGCGGGGAAGGCCAGGAACACCGCCAGCAGAGCCGCGGCCATGGTACGAGCATGCGCCGCGGCTTCCTGCGCTGCGAAGTGCTCCAGCCATTCCTGCGCGGTGCGTGGACCGTCACTGGACATGGCTCTGCGTCCAGATGAGCAGGCAGCAGCCGAACGGTGGTCGCTCGTTCGGACCGACGTCGGTACGCCCGGCCTGAATGAACCGCATACGTCCGCGCAGAAACGTGACCGTGAAACTGCCGTCATCATCGCGGAACGGCTCAACTTCGTCCTGCCACCACGCCTGCTCGGTGCGGTTGGCGGGCAGCAGCATCACGATCAGCTCGGCCCCGTTGGCCTGCTCGTCGTGAGCCTTGAGCACCCATGGCCGGATGTCGGAGTACGGCGGGTTGCACCAGACCCGCTCACCGGCCCACGACCGCGACAGCGCGTCGTCCTGCTCGGTCCAGAAACGCGGCAGGCGCGCATTCTCAGCCGAGGCCGCGGCATCGATCGTGAATCGGAACCGCGCATGCAACGGGGCGAAATCGTCCGGATGGATGGCCCGGTCGTCGACCTTCGCGGCGGCGCCGCGCCTGGCGACCTGCTGAGGATGGTTGTTGGCCTGGTATCCGACGAGCATGGTCACAGGCTACGGCTGTTGACCACCTAGTGACAAGTCAAGTAGTGTCTGGCCATGGCTGGACAAACCAATCCGATCGACGCCCTGGACGGCGGTGTAGTAGTGGCTGACCCGGCACCCAACATCGGCGGCTACCGCGGCACCAACGCCACGGCACGCTTCACCGCGCAGCTCGTCGCACTGGTGCTGCCCGACCGCAAGGAACGCGTGGTGGCGCTGACCAGGACGCACCGGATGAGCCAGGCGCGCGTCATGCGCGCCGTCATCGACCACGGCCTGGCCTGCGTCGAGGATGGCCTGCGCGACGGCACGATCGATCCGGAGCAGATGGCCTGAACGATCGTGGCACACCCGGCGCCGTAGCGATGTAGCGTCGGGCATTCGTCATCGGGTCCGGGCAGCAGGAGTGTGACAAACGATGGCCTCCCCTATGCTGGCACCGGCAGCCGCGGCCCTGGCCGGCGCAGCGGCCGGCTACGTGATGCGCGGCTGGCGCGTGATCGCACTGCACGACTACGCCACCGGCGCCTGCTCCTGCCGCGATGCCCAGTACTGCAAATCGCCCGGCAAACACCCGGTCCTGGAGCGCTGGCAGGATCTGCACCTGGGTAGCGTCCCCGAGGTCTACGCCGCCTGGGCCGCCCGCCCTGCGGCCAACGTCGGCATCGTCACCGGGCCGGCCTCGGGCATCTGGGTCCTGGACGTCGATCCCCTGCACGGCGGTGACGCTGCCCTGGCCGCGCTGGAGTTGGCGCACGGCGCCCTGCCGCGCACCTACACCGTGCGCACCGGCTCGGGCGGCCTGCACCTGTACTGGTCGCTCGCCGGTGTCGACTTCGACCTGACCAACCGCCGCGGCACCCTGCCTGTCGGGCTGGACGTGCGCGGGCGCGGTGGCTTCGTGGTGGCGCCGCCCTCGGTGTCCGGCCGCGGCGCCTACGTGGTGCTCGGCGACCCGAACGCGGCAGCTATCGCGGTCGGCTCCACGCCATGACAGAGCCGGTGCCCACGCGTGCGGCGCTGCCGGGACCATCTGGGCCGGATCGCCCCGGCGCGTGGCTGCTGGACATCCTGCGCCCCCGCGTCGCCGACGCCGACCGCTCCATCCACGCCGACTACAGCGGCCGCGACGGGCACGCCTACGCGGTCAGCGCGGTGCGCGGCGAGCTCGCCAGCCTCCGGGCGGCCATGCCCGGCTCGCGCAACGCCACCGCCTACCGGGTGGCCTGCCGTCTCATAGAGCTGTGCCTGGCCGACTGGGCGCACCTGGACGTCACAGAGGTCCAGGATGCCTATTTCGTGGCCGCCGCGGCGGCCAGCGGCAACGGTGGCGCAGCCGAGGCCTTCCCCTACGGAGAAGCGTGGTCGTGCTGGCTGCACGCCGAACGAAAGGCGCGCACGCCGGCCGTGCTGCCGGTCGCCGACTTTCTGGGTACGACCACCGACTGGGCGGCGCCTCCGTCCGATTTTGACCACGCCGGGTATGGCCCGGCGCTCGGCTCATCGTCGCCCTTCGTCGACCCTGGCGTGAACGGCCACGGCGGTCACGCCCTCAGTAACGGCGCCGTGTCGAGTGTCGCGGTCGCGGTGGCCATGGACCCGTTCGAGACTGCGGTGCGTACCGAGATGGCTCGCATCGTGGTGCGCGAGACGGCGCGGGCGCGATTGTCCGATGCGGAGTTCCTGCGGTCGTGGCGCGAGCCGGTCAGCCTGGGCGACCTGGCTGCCGAACTGGCCACGCCGGAGGAGTCCCCGCCGTGGCGGGTGGCTGGCCTGCTGCCCGCCGGCGGTAACGCGGTGGTGGTGGCCGCCCGCAAGGCCGGCAAGACCACCATGATGGGCTGTCTGATCCGCGCCCTGGTCGACGGCGTGGCATTCCTCGGCCGCTACCCGGTCACGCCGCTTGAAGGCTCGGTGGCCCTGTTCAACTATGAGAACACGCCACGTACGCAGCGGGACTGGCTGCGCGGACTGGGCATCGCCGCAGCGTCGCGAGTGCACGTCCTGCATCTGCGCGGGTCGGCGCTGTCGCTGGCCGTGCCGCAGGTGCGCGCTTTCGTGGTGGACTGGCTGGCCTCGCGCAACGTGTCGGTATGGATACCTGATCCGTACGCGCGGGTGGGCCAGGGCGTGGTCGACAACGAGAATGACAACGGTCAGGCCAACCGGCTCACCGGTCTGCTGGATGAGATCAAGGCTGAGGCAGGCGTGTCCGAGATCGTGATGCCGGCCCACGCGTCCAGCAAGACCGACGTCGAGTCCGGCGCAGAGACAGTGCGTGGAGCGGGGCGCCTGGAGGACTGGGCGGACGCGCTCTGGTACCTGTCCGTCGTCGATCAGGTCAGGTTTCTGCGTGCCACCGGCCGCAATGTCGATCTCGCCGAGACGCAGCTCTACTTCGACGTGGACAGCCGATCCATGAGTATCGGCGAGCCCGGTCGTGGGCGCCGCGAGGTAGGACTGGAGCGCGACGCGGCGCGCATCATGGCGGCGCTGCGGGACTGGACTGAGGCCTCCCCAGCCACCCAGAACGATCTCCAGACACGGTGCGATCTCGGGTCGTCCAGGCGTGTCATGGCGGCCGTGCAGTGGCTGATCGAGCAGTCGATGGTCTGGATCGAGATAGGGCCGAACCGGACTAAGTATCATCACCTGGGTTCTAAGCCTAATTAAGCATCATCTCGGATATCCTAAATCTGATTCTGAGCAATTCCATGTGCTGCATTGAGGTGCTGCGGCAGTGCTGCAAATTTAAAAACCGCAGCAGCGCCTTGGGGCACATGGCTGGTGGTGTTCCCCGCTAAGAACGGCGGGGAACACAGCACCACCCAGCCTGACGGCATGTGCTCCCAAGAACGGCGCAGCACTGCGCAACGCAACACCTAAGATCAACTCATTTCCGTTGTTGCGCTATAGTGCGGCTATGGATGAGGAAGCTCCGAACTTCTGGGGTCGGTACCCGAACTGTGGCGTACGCGTCGGGCCGGCCTGGCGGATGGCCTGGGCTCTGCTCGGCTGCGGGCAGTGGCTGCGCGGGATGGCCCTGGCTCGAGTGGTCGCCGCAGCGTGCGGACTCAAGATCACTACGGTGGCGAACCTGCTGCACGCCGCGGCGAAGCACGGGCTGATCGAGAAGGCGTCCAGGCGGACGTCGGAGCAGGGGCGCGGCAGCGGTCTGCTCGTCGCCTGGTACCGGCGCAGCGCGCCGTGAGGGGCGTGTGGCTGGCCGCGTCGGGGATGCTCGGGCGCGGCGTGGGTGCCGGCGAGGCGTACCCGTGCCGGTGCTGGGAGTCCCCGCGCGACTGCGGCAAGTCGACACCCTGGGGATGCCCGTGCTGGGGGCGCACCGACCTGCACGCCGGCCTACCGCCGCACTGCTGCGCACGCCGCTACCACTTGACACGTCACTAGGTCTGGCGGGTAGAGTTCCGCCCATGACTGATCGGGCGTGGTCACCGGATCTGGAACGGGCGCAGCGGCGCTATCTCGCTGCAGTGGCCGTGGTGGTGCAGGACCGTCGAGTGTTCGGGTCGGTGGATCGCGACCTGGCGCACCGGGTCGCCGAGGCGGCGCGCGAGTTCCGTTGGTGGCAGTCGCAGTCTCGGGTATTGCGCGCCGGCGTACTCCTGTACGGGTCATGACGACGGGGCAGATGCTGGCCCTTCGTCCCTACCAGCTCGAGGGTGTGGCTGCGGTCGAGGCGGCGTGGGCGCGAGGCCTGCGCCGCCCTGCCGTGGTGTGGCCGACCGGCGCAGGCAAGACCGTCGGCTTCGCCCGCCTCGCGGTGAACTGGCTGGAGGCCAACCCAGGTGGGCGGGCGGTCGGCATCGCCCACACCGGCGAGCTGCTCGACCAGATGACCGACAAGTTCCGCTCGGTGGCGCCGGGCCTTCGGGTCGGGCGGGTGCAGGCGCACTGGAACGAGACGCTGGCCCGGCTGGTGTGCGCCTCGGTGCAGACGCTCTCGCGCGGCAACCGGCGCGACATGCTGCGCAACGTCGGACTGTTGATCATCGACGAGTGCCATCACGCGCCGGCACGCACGTACCTCGACGTGCTCACCCATTTCGGCGCGCTCGGGGAGGCCGCGAACGCGCCGATCGGCACGCCCGGCACCGCCGTGGCCGTCGGTTTCACCGCCACCATGGAGCGCGGCGACGAGCTCGCCCTGGGCCAGGTGTGGCAGGACGTCGTGCACTCGATGTCGATCGCTGACGCGATCGCCGCGGGCTGGCTGGTACGCCCCCGCGGCATCCACGTCCAGGTCGACGATCTTGACCTGAGCGCGGTGCGCAGCAGTGGCGGGGACTACCGGGCCGAGGATCTCGGTGACGCGCTCATGCGCTCCATGGCGCCGGAGGCGATCGTCAAGGCGGTGGCTGAGCATGCCGCCGACCGCAGGATCATCGCGTTCGCGCCCACCGTGGCGTCTGCGGCGCTCATTGCGGACGCCCTGCGCGACGCTGGGCACGCCGTAGGGCTCGTGCATGGCGGAATGCCCGCCGGGGAGCGAAAGGCCGTCCTGGACGATTTCAGGGCCGGTAGAACCAAGATCATGCTCAACTGCATGATCCTGACGGAGGGCTTCGACGATCCGTCCGCCGACTGCGCGCTGATCGCCCGCCCGACCCGCTCGCCGGTGCTCTACAAGCAGATCGCCGGCCGGGTGATCCGCCCCTACCCCGGCAAGACCGACGCGCTGTTGTTGGACGTGGTCGGTGTGACGCGGCACCACTCGCTGGTGTCGGGCATCAGCCTGTTCGGTGACGACACCGACCGGTCGCCACGCAAGCTGACCGAAAAGGATCAGCTTCTACTCGGCGACGAAGATCCTGACGAGTTGGCGCCGGGCCAGATGGACGCGCGCCGCGCCCTGCTCGGCGACTGGAACGGCGGTCCGCTGGTCGCCGATGAGGTGGATCTGTTCGCCGCGTCGCCGATGCAGTGGCACCGTACCCGCGCTGGCGTGTTCTACATCGAGGCCGGCGAGCGCTACATAGCGATCGTGCCCGGCGCCATGGGTGGCTACGACGTGACCGCGATGCACCGCACCCAGCGCCATACCGGCCGCTGGATCGTGCAGGCCGTGCCGGACCTGCCCTACGCGATGGCCTGGGCTGAGGGCGAGGTCAGCGCGGCTGAGCGGACCACAGCCACCAAGAAACGCAGTTGGCGGGCCGCGCCGCCCAGTCAGAAGATGCAGGCCCTGGCGGCACGACTGGGTGTGCACGTCGATCCGGGCGCACGCTCGGGCGAGGTGTCCGCGGCCATTTCGTTGGTGCTGGCGTCGAGTCGGATCGATCCGCATCTGCCGGCCTGGATGAAGGGGAATTGACGATGGACAAAGGGACCGATGATTCGCAGGTCTTCCTGACGTGGGCATGGCGGATGGAGCATCTCCGTAATGGTGACGATGCGTTGCGTCTAGCTCACGTGAACCTCAAAAAGCTTGCAACAGAGCAGCCAGTTGAGATTGTGGCCGCTGGCGCTGCCGCCTGTCTTGCTTTGGCGACGATGGCTCAGGCGCATTACGCCGCAGCCGCGGTGCGTTTTGAGGGTGCGGAGTCGTGACTGACGTGCCTGCGCTGCATCTGGACCTGTGGGTTCCTGGCCATCCGACCACTAAGGGGTCGCTGGAGCCGCGCGCCCCGAAGTGCCATTGTTGCCCCAAGTGCAAGGGCTATGCGCGCATGCCGCAGTTGCGTGACAGCGAGTCGTCCAAACGCTGGCGGAAGATCGTCGCCTACGCCGCCGAGCAGCATTTGAAGGCGGGCGATCCGGGCCGCGAATTCACGGAAGAAACGCCCTGGATTCCGCGCACATGGGACGTGCGGATGTGGCTTATCTTCTCGCTGGCCGTGCCCAATGTGACCGATAATGGCGCTGGCGACAGCGACAAGCTGGAGCGCAATGTTTTCGATGCATTGCAGGATGCGCACGTCTACGGTGACGATGTGCAGGTGGTGACCTGCTGGACCGAGAAGCGGCGCGTCGTGGACGCCATGGGTCCGGGCGTGCGCATCCAACTCTGGGGCAGCGAGCCCGAGATCCGACTGCCGGTGACTCCCGCGGAGTGGGAGCGCAAATTCAATCAGATCTGGGGCGGCGTGCCTCAGTTTCAAAACCGAGAGGGTATGGCCGATGGGGGCGACTGAGGAGCGACGGCGCGAGTTGCCGTTCGATCAAACCGGGCGGGGACCGAGCGTCGGTGACGTGCTCGACCTGATGGAGGAGGAGGGCATCCCGTACACGGCGCGGCTCGACTACGCCGGCTGCGGATCGCACGCGGTCGAACTGGTGTGGACTCCCTCGGAGCCGAAGGCGTGTACGCCGGTTCCGTGCCCACCCTTCGAGGTGGCCGAGATCACGGTTGTGCCCGACTGGGCGCGGGGCAGCGAGCAGTGAACGCGCAGGCCTGGCTCGTCGAGTTCGGGCGACCGGGCGCCGCGGCGATGGCCGCCGAGCGCGTGCGCATCGCGCAGCGCATCGCGGCGCAGAACGCGGCTCAACATGAATCGGATTCACCACCTGCGCCTGCGCCGGTGGTGCTGGTCAGCGAACGTGTATCCGATTCACGTCTGGACGACCTGCCGACCAACGCCGCGGCAGTGCTGCGCACCGCTCGCGCCCACGGGTGGCAGGCGTCGGCCTACCGCTCCATCGCGATCGTGGCGGCCAAGGGCCTGGTCCGGGTGGCCACGATCCGCGCGTCCCGCCACGACGAGCGGCTCTGGTGCGGCTGGTGGCACGGCGACTTCCAGCACGGCTGGTATTTCTCGGCGGTGTCGTCGATCGAGGCGCTGGGTTGGGCGCGACTGCCTGACGTCATGCCCGGACCGGCACCGGTGCAGCAACTTACGGTCAAGGTGCTCGGCGCACTGATCCGGGAGCGTGGCGGCAAGATCAGAGCTGGCGCGCGGCGGGACGATCTGGTCGAGATGGCGCGCGAGTTGGGCATCACGTCGGCGCCGGTGCCGCCACCTCGCCGCGGTGTACTGGACGCGATCGAGGGCATACAGTTATCGCGTGACACGTCAAGTGGTCCGGGCGGTATTGGCAGATAGGGAGGAAATGTCAGGGCTATGACAACTGTCCAGATTCCCCCTATACGCAGCCGCGTGTTCTGCGGAGCCATGGTGAAGGACGGCAGCGGGCGGACCTGTCGACGCTCCGCTGGGCACGGCACCGGGCACCTGGGCTACGGCTCCTGCTTCCTGCACGGCGGGAACACAGAGAGCCACGTCAAGGCCGCAGCGCTGGCCTCGGCACGCGAGACGGCGCGACTGTTCGGCGTGCCGCGCGAGATCAACCCGATCGACGGGCTGCTGGAGGAGTACTGGCGCACCGCCGGGCTGATCGACGCCTACGAAGCGATGTGCGTGCAACTCCTGCCACGCGAGGTCGTCTGGGGGACCACGTCGGTCGAGGAGTCGCAGCCTGCCGCGGCCAGCGACGGCGGGGAGTCGCTCACGCCGCCCGAACGCAAGGTCAAGTCAGGACCGGGCATCAACATCTGGGTCAAGCTGCTCAACGAGGAACGCGACCGCTTCGCCAAGCTCGGCGAGGCCCTGCTGCGCCTCGATCTGGACTCGCGCCGGCTCACCTTTGAACAGTCGCAGGTGGCCGCGCTCGTGACGGTGCTCCTGGACGCCGAGGTGGCGCTCAGCGAGGATCAACGCCGGGCGGTGGCTCGCAAGCTGCGCGCGCTGGACGTGGTTACGTCGGGTGCGTCGTCCATCGCGATGCCTGTGCCGGAGGCGATCGAGGGGGTTCCGGCGTGACGCCGACGATCTGGGATCTGGCTACCGTGCTGGCATGCTCCTGGTTGTCGGTCGGTCTGATGCTGGCCGTGATCGGCTACATCGCCTGGGTCACCGCTGAGCCTCGCGCGCCACAGCCGCGCCGTCGGCGCCATCCCTACGTGTTCGACGAGAGCGGGCGTCTCGTCGGTAGGGAGGATGATCCGGAGGGCCATCCGGCGGAAAGCCATGTCCGGCCTGTATAGCGCCGTCGCCGACCTGATCGACCCTGACGCGACACGCGGCGACGAGCGACCGGAGCTGGAAAACCCGGTCACCCTGGCCGCCAAGCTCGATCCGCGCTACGAGGTCCGAGCGCACCTCGAGGTCATCGGCGCCGAGCTCGCCGCGCTGGAGCGCGCGGAGTTCGACCGGCTGATGGTCAACACGCCGCCGCGCGTGGGCAAGACCCGCACCGCCGTTGAGTGGTTCGTCTTCTGGTGGCTGATCCGCCATCCCACCCACCGCGTCATCATCGGCTGCTACGGCGACGACCTGGCCACCCGCGCCGGCGTGCACATCCGCAAGCTCGTGCAGACCTACGGCGCCGCCTACGGGCTGGTGCTCGAGCGCGGCGCCGGCACCAAAAAGGACTGGTCGCTGACCACCGGGGGCGGCGTGCGCGCCGTCGGCGTCGGGTCGGGTATCACCGGCCACGACGGCGACCTGATCGTGGTTGACGACCCGACCAAGTCTCGCGCCGAGGCTGAGTCGGTGGCTCGCCGGGACGCCATCTATGACTGGTGGTCCGGCGACCTGATGACCCGTTCGGTGCCGGGCACGTCCGTTCTGTTGATCCAAACGCCCTGGCATCCGGACGACCTGCGCGCCCGCGTGGTCAACGAGCAGGGCCTGGTTGAGAACGGCGGGCGTTGGCGCGTGTGCATCATGGCCGCGCTCTGCGAAAACCCTGCCACCGATCCGCTCGGGCGCAACGCCGGCGATCCCATCCCGCACCCTGCCGTGCCGGCCGGCAACGTCTCGGCGCTGATCCGGCACTGGGAGTTGATGCGCTCCACCGTCAGCGTGCGCGACTGGCGCGCCCTGTACCAGTGCGACCCGAAGGCGCCTGAGGGTGTGCTCGTCAAGGCCGACCTGCTGCGCGAGCGGCGCTGCCACCAGCGCGGCACCTGCTCGCCTCCGTCACGCGTGGGGGTGGCTGTCGACCCTTCCGGCGGTGGCCGCGACACGGCGGGCATCATCGGCGGCTACCTGGGCGAGGATGGCCGGCTCATGTTCAGCCATGACCGCTCCGGCGTCATGTCGGCTGACGCTTGGGGGCGTGCGGCCTGCGAGCTCGCCGCGGACATCGGCGCCGACTTCATCGTTTTCGAGGCCAACTACGGCGGCGATCAGGCTGAGTACGTCATCCGCACGAGTTGGGACCGCCTGCACGCTGAGGACCCGGCGCGCTTCGGCGACCTGTGTCCGCGCATCATCAGCGTGCACAGTCGTCGCGGTAAGTACCTGCGCGCCGAGCCGATCGGCCAGCAGTGGATAGAGGACCGCTGCGGCACCTCGGCCTACCTGCCCGACCTGGAGTCGGAGTGGTCGACCTGGACGCCGGGCGGGGACTCGCCCGGCCGCATCGACGCCAGCGTGCACTTGGCCTACGAACTGCTGCCCGTGCCGTCGACCGGTTCGACGTCTTCGGCCGGCGCACTGGCTCTGTCCGAGATGAGTATGTTGCCGTGGGGGCGCTAGATGAATGACACCGAAACCGTCGTCTATATCGTTATTGTGGCTGCGGTGATCCTGTTCCTGCTGTCCACGGCCATGATGCGCGGCGGTGGTAAGGATTGACCGCTTGACGTGTCACTAGGTCGACCGGTAGGTTCGCGGCCGTGAGTCTCAGGGATGCGAGTTCGCCACCACGTCTTGTGACGCCGTCGCGCAGCTATCCGCTACGTGTGACCGAGCGGCCCGGCCGCGCTGCCCGTGGCGACTGGTATCGACGCGACGACGATCGCGGCGTGCCCGGACACCGCCGTCGCCTGGAGGGCTGGACCATCAGCACGCACGGCATTTCGGCGCGTGATCCGAGCAAGACTCGCAAGCGTCGCCGCTCGCGCTAGCGCTTGTCAGGCTTGCCCTGCTGCTTCTGGTCGCGCTCGGCGTCTTTGCGGTACTCCTCCTGGGCGCGGCCCAGGCCGCGCTTGCTCGGGTCCTGGTTGCCTACCGGGCCGGAGCGCGGCTCGTCATTCTTGCCCATTCTCGTACTCCCATCCTGCTACGGTGTGTCGCATGCTGATTACTATTCTGCGCCGCGCTGCGTCGTTGGTGGTGGCGCTGCTGATCCTCGCCGGCGCGTCACTGGTCGTGGCCTCCCCCGCCGCTGCAGCCGGCGAGTCCTGCGGGTCGATCAACATCTGCATGTGGAACAACTCCAGCCTGACCGGCACGCCGACCTATCACTGGACGGCGCCGCTGAGCAACCAGTGCATCCCGATGAACGCGCCGATCAACGACGTGGCCCGTTCGGTGAAGATCACCGCTGGCACCTCGGCCGCGTTCTACGAGAACGCCGGATGCAGCGGACCGCTGATCACGACAGTGACCACGCTGGGTGGCGCGACCAACCGACTGGCCAACTGCACCGACACCTACATGCCCTGGAACGGCTTCTGTAATCAGCCACGCGCCAGCTCGTTCTGGTATGTCGCCTGAGGTTGGTAGCATGGCCGGCGCAGGGCGGCATGGTGCCTGGGGAGATCCCAGGACAGGGGTTTTCCGTGAGTTGCCTTCGATGAAATACCGCTCTGCGCTAGCATGACGCCAGCCGGAGGGAAGACTGGCTGAGTGAGAGCGCCCTGCAGGCCAGCGCGGGGCGCTCTCGTCATGTCACAGCATCGAGATGGGCAGGCTGGCGATGATGACGCCACGCTCACCCATGATCGGGTCGATGGCGCCACCACCACTCAGGCCGGTAGGTGCGCCGTACTCCTCGGCGGTGATCAGCACCTGCTCGCCGCGCCAGCCGAACAGCGCCACCGTCACGTCCACCAGCACCACGCCGGCGCCCACGTCGATGTCGTAGATGCACGGCGTGCTCTGCTCTTCATCGATGTAGAACGGCTGAGCGTCGGCCAGCACCGGCGAGCCGTCATCGGAGTAGCCGACGATGCGCACGCCGACCCGTGCCCGGTTCACCGCTCTCTGGGCGTCGCGGGTCTGGATCAGGATGGTGAGCAGTCGGTGGCCGGGCAGCGGCGGGCTGGCCGCGTGCGGGAAGTCTGGCGGCACCGCGACAGCCAGCGGGGGCAGCTCGATGATCTGCGTCGGCGCGTCGGTGGGTGCGCCTGGCGCCGCGATCTGCGAGCTGGACGGCGACGGCGTGACGACCGGAGCGCGGCATCCCTGCGCGCCCATCAGGGCCAGCGCGAGCATGCCGGCGAGGATCGCAGTTGCTACGCGTGTGAATACGTTCATGGCCGCGACGCTACCACTTGACGTGTCACTAGGTCTAGCCGTAGTGTTCGCGTCATGGATGCGAAGATCCGCGACGCCCTGGTGGTGCTGGGTGCAATAGTCGCTTCGGTGGTCACCGTCGTTTTCGCGATAGCTGGCGCGATCAAGTGGCTAGCTTCATGACCGCGTGGCTCATCATCGGCATGGTGTTGGCGATCTGGCGCGTGACGCGACTGCTGGTCAGCGATGCCCTGCCGCCCGTCGCGGCCATGCGGCGCTGGTTCATCACCACCTTCGCCGAGACGAACATTGACGGCACGATCCTGGGCGGCAAGCCCGGCTGGGGCATGCTCGGCTGGTCGCTGGCCTACGTGTGGACCTGCCCGTGGTGCATGTCGGTCTGGGTCGGTCTGGCCGTCTGGGGCCTGAGCGTCTGGCCGGCCCACCTGTCCGTGCCCTACCCGTGGTTCGTCATCGCCGCCGGTTCGCTGGTCGCCGGTGTGGCAGGCCAGGTCGAGAGCCTCTACGAGCAGATCTACGAGCGCAACCAGCGCGCTGCTGAGCGGGATCGGTAGGCTGACGGCATGGGCTTCGAAGTTTCTGATCTTGACGTCGCGTCAGCCGACATGGCCGTCTACACCGGTCCGAGTGACGACTATGTGCTGTCGCTGCAGGCCGCGGCCACAGCGCTCGGCCCGATGCTCGGGCACAGCGCGAACCTGACCGCCGTGGCCATCTGCGGCCCCAAGGTGGTCAGCAATGCCGTCACCGCCCTGGCTGAGGACTTCGTGCGCTGGCTGCGGCGTCCCGCTAAGCTGAAGGTCGGACCGGCCGTCATCTACGATCAGGACACTGGCCGCGTGATCTGCATCATCGATCCAGGAGGAAACGGCATGGCCGACGCAGTTCTGAACACCGACGACTTCGTCCAGTGGGATCTCGACCCTGAGGACAACCGCGGCTTCAACGTCGACACCACCTTCGACGTGACCCTGTCTGCGGATAACGTCGTCACCGCGACGATCCTGCCGCGCGACGACACGCACGCCAACTACCGGCTGCAGGCGACCCCCATCAAGGCCGCCGACGGTGGAGTGGCCGGCCCGGTGCTCATCACCGTGACCGTGCCTGACACCACTCCGTTGATCGTTATTGGCCTGGCCGCCAACATCCAGACCGGCGAGGTCGCCATCCTGAAGGTCGGCGAGCCGCAGGTGTTCCCGCAGGAGCCTCCCGTCACGCCGGAGCCGTAGCCGGGATCGTAAGGATTTCCCCTGGGCGCGCGCACACGACCCCCTGCAAGACCGCAGCGCCCACAACGCAGAGCGTCGCGCCTGACCTTCCCCGGAGGCGCGGCGCTCTGCCTGTCTGCCCCTTTGGTCGATCACGGTCTACCATGGCGACAACGGCCGATCACGGGGGTGAGCATGCCGGACAGCCTGCCGTCCCGTTCGTTGGCCGTGGCACAGCGACCGCTCGTAGCGGCCAGCGCCACCTACACGCCGCAGCAGTTCCAGAACGCCCAGATCTTCGGCTACCAGCCCTGGCAGGATGAGGCTTGGGCCTTCCGGCGCACGCTCGGCGAGTTCTTCGAGGCCACCGACTGGCAGGCTCGCGCCATGTCGCGGATCAGGCTCGGCGCGGCCGAGGTGGTGCCCGGCGCCGACGAGCCTGAGATGCTCACCGACGGTCCGGCAGCCGAGCTGATGCAGGAGTTCTGCGGTGGGCCGCCCGGACACTCCGCGTTTCTTCGCGCCATCACGCCGCAGCTCACCATCCCCGGCGACGGCTGGCTGATCGCCGAACGCGACGACCCGCGCATTCCGCTCTCTCAGGCCGACTGGGGCGTCTACTCGACCAACTGCATCTGGCCGGTCGGCTACACGTACAAGGTGCGCGTCGGTGAGGCGACCTGGCGCGACCTGGCTCCGGACAACCTGCCTATCCGCATCTATCAGCCCGACCCGCAATGGCCGTGGCTTGCCACCAGTAACGCGCAGGCCGCCATCCCGATCATGCGCCGTATCTTCCTGATCGACTCGCGCATCGTGGCCATGATGGTCAGCCGCCTGGTCATGAACGGCTTTCTGCTCATCCCCGCAGAGGGCACCATCGGCGTGCCCGACCAGTACAAGCAGGCGCCGGACCCGTTCATCGCGATGCTCATGGACATCGGGTCACGCAACATCAAGAACCCCGGCCTGGCCAGCGCCGGCTTCCCCATCCCGATCCGCTTCACCGAGAAGCTGATCGAGAAGTGGAAGCTGCTCAAGCCCGACGACCCGCTGGACGAGTGGCTGCTCAAAGAGCGTCTCGACGAGTTGGGGCGCCTGGGCGACACGCTGGGCATCGACCGCAACCGGGTCACTGGCGGCATGGGCGAGCAGAATCACTGGAACGCCTGGCAGATCTCCGAGGAGGAGATCCGGCTGTGCTTCGCGCCGCTCGCCGAGGTCATCTGCGGCGCGGTCACAAAGGCCTACCTCGTGCGTGCCCTGCGCCAGGAAGGCCTACCGCTGGTCGGCGCGCAGGGCGGTCGACTGATCGCCTGGTACGACACCACCGAGTTGAGCGCGAAGCCGGACATGGCCGAGCGCGCCGGCGCCATGTACGCCGACGGCGTGATCAACGAAACCGCCTACCGTCGCGAGGCCGGCTTCGACGAGTCCGACGCGCTCACCGATCCCGACGAGATCGAGACCTGGGCCAACAAGCGGATCATCGTCAAGGGCGTTGCCGAGCTCATCCCTGCTGCGATCTCCGAGCTGACCGGGCAGCCCGCCATGACTCCGACGGAGGGTGCCGGTCCGACCGTGGCACCGGACGCTCCGGCACCCTCCGTCGGTAGCCCACGCACCATGCCGGACACCCGCGCCGAACCACCGCCACAGCCGGGCGGTACGCCGCCGCGGCCTGCGCCGCCCGCACTGGTCGCATCGGCCGGGGCGCTGGGACGTGCGCTCAGCCGTGTCGGCAACGGGCACGTCAACGGTTCGACGCACCGGTAGCCGCCCGTGCGGCGCATCACCGGTCTGAGCGACGCGGCGCTGACGACCTACGAGGAGCAGGCCGAGGCCGCCATGCGCGCCGCCCTGAACCACGTCATGGACATCATCGCGCGCCGCATCGAGGAAGCGGCGCCGGCCGCAGCGTTCGCGCCAGAGCCGGCCATGGCCATGGTGGCGGCCGAGCAGCCGCCCGCCTCATCGGTACCGGGCGGGGACGGCCTCATGCCCGGTCAGCCGTTCGTCTCACCCGACGACCTGGCCGGTATTACGCCGCTGTGGACCGGCGCCGTCGATACGCAGCTGATGCCCGTGGTGGCCCAGGTCTGGGGCGACTCGACCGGCACCACCTACTCGCAGATGATCACGGCCACCGGCGTGACCGGGCTGCCCAGCGTCGGCAGTATCGCGGCCGAGCAGTTCATGGCTCAGGCCCGCAACACCTTCGTCGAGGTGGGCAACGACCTCTGGGAGACGGCACGTAACGAACTGCTCGACGGCTTCGAGCGTGGCGAGTCGGTGCCGCAGTTGACCCAGCGCCTGCGCGACTCCGCCGACATGACGGCGAAATCCGCCGTGCTGCTGGCCCGCACCCAGGTCATCGAGGCATCCAACGTCGGCTCGATCCAGACCGCGCGGGCGTCCGGGCTGTCCATGCTCAAAGAGTGGATCGCCACCATGGATCCGCGGACGCGCCCGACCCACCTCGCGGCGGATGGCCAGCGCGTCGATCTTGTCGATCAATTCACCGTCGGCGGCTATTCGGCCGACGTGCCCGGCGACTCCAGTCTTCCACCGTCCGAGCGCTACCGGTGCCGCTGCACCATCGGCTACGTCATCGACGACGACGAGATAGACCGCGCCCAGGGGCAGGCGCGCGATATCGGTCCTGGCGTCCCTGGCGAAGTACTGCGACCCAACACCGGCCGCTTCGGCGCACCACCAACCGTGCCCGGCCGCTCCGCCGCTGCCCCAGGCCCTGACCCGCTGGCCGAGCCCAGCCCTGACCTGTCGCTGTTGGCCCGCGGCGCGCGGGTGGCCAATCCGATCCGCGCCGTGCTGCTGCGCGCCAAGACGACCAAGGGTCTGCAGGCCGCGGTGCGCCAGGAGTACCGGCGCATCACCGGCCGCGACGTCATGGTGGTGATCCCCGATGACGGCTCGCTGGTCACCTGGCGCGAGTACGCCGAGGGCGTACTGCGCGGTTTCGAGCGCTTCCCCGAGGTGCGCGTCTACGAGATCGGCTGGTTCCGCGTACCCGGCGGTGACTACGCCAACGCGGGCGGCCTGGCTATCCGCTTCAACGCGTCCTGGGCTACCCAGGACCAGCGCGGTGCGCTGCTGCGCCGGCTGCGCTCGGATAACAAGGGTTGGGAGCAGGGCCGCTCCGGCTGGTTCACCCGCGAGGGCGGGCAGCCGATGGCCGTCGGGTTGCACGAGTTCGGCCACATCCTCGACATCGACAACCTGGGTGCGCGCATCGAATCGCGGGCGCTGACCGCGGTCAACCGGCGCGCCACCTTGGAGGGCATCGACGCCGATACGCTGGTGGCGCGTGACATCAGCACCTACGCCGGCTCGGACGCGCATGAGCTCGTAGCCGAGGCCTTCGCCGATGTGATGCTGCGCGGCGACCGCGCCTCGGCGATCTCGCACGAGATCTACGATCTGCTCGAGGCCGAATACCGCGCTGCCGGGTTCAGGCTGCGGCTCACGCCGACCAGCACTGTCTCGCCGGCGCGGGCCAATCCGATTGGCGCGCTGGCTGCTCGTCCTGTCGCAGAGTTGCGCACCATCGCGCGTCAGCGTGGCATCGAGGTGCCGCCACGCGCCACGAAGAATGATCTCGTACGCTTGATCGGCGACTCGCCCGGCGCTGACGTCGACCTGATCGAGGGCCGCATAGACCAGGCGATCATCGACGAGCGACGCAAGATCGCAGACTTCAACGCGCGCGTCATCCAGGCCGTGGTCGACACCGAGGGCGACCGCGACGCCATCGCTGCGGTGATCCGGTCCAACGCTGCCCGCTACGATGTGACCAACGCCCAGCGCGATGCGCTGATCCGGGCCATCCGCACCGGCGGTCCGGGCAAGCTCGGCGAGGCGCTGGGTAAGCGTGCGAAGGCTGCCGGGTTGCGCGAGCTCGGTACGGCCGGCGATGTGGCCGGCTACGACTCGAAACTGGCGCAGGGTATCGCCGGCGAGCGTCTGGCGTCCGGTCAGCTCGTGCGCGTGGTGCGCCCCGGCTACGAGACGATCGTGGGTGGCCAGCCGCGCTTGATCAGTAAGAACGTGGTCGAGTCGCTTACATCCGATGAGGCCACCGACTACCGCAGGCGCTTGAGCCGCACCGCTCAGCGCGAGCGCAACCGCCAGATCGAGACGGCTGCGGCCAACGCCAGGCTGATCGCCGAGCTCGACGAGATCATCGCCAAGGGCGCCACCCGTCAGACCATCAGTCAGGTGTTCTCGCCCGCCCTGCGCCGGTCCGGCGAGTTCTACGCCGGTGTCGACGAGTCCGTGGTGGACATCCTGGCGAAGGCGTTCGCGACCGGGGACGCGGCGAAGCTGCGCAGCGCGATCACGCGCGCCAGCACGAAAGCGGGCATCAAGCCGATCGGGAAGGCCGGCGCGAAGGTCAAGTTTGATCCGGACACGATGGAAGGCTTTGGCGACATCGACATTCCTGCCGGGGCGCAAGTGCAGATCGTCACGCGTGGCGCGACGGTGCAGATGCCGGACGGCGAGGTCATCCCGCTGATCAAGGCCCGCGTCACGCGGGTGGATGTCGGGCCACCCAGTGTGCGGAGTTCGGGTACAGATCTGACCAAACAGACGAAGGATGATGCGCCATGGATTCGGCGCGCCGAATTGGCTCAGAGCATCAACGATCCACAGGATCGTGTACTGACCGAGATGGTGAGGCAGCAGCCGGGCTGGTCGACCCCCGGGCGGGTCGTGACGAAGGTTGAGCTTGACAAGGCGATCCGCGCCGGTTGGACCGAGATGTGGCGTGGCGTTCAGCAGTGGTCCGGTTCGGTTCCCCAGATCTCCGCTCGCAAGATCGCCGAGGCTACGCGAACCGGTGACTGGGACATGACCACGGGGATCTACGGCAATGGCGTATATACCACCGTTCGCCGGACTACTGCCGAGATTTACCGTGACAGTGATTTCGCGTCGACGAACTTCTTCAAAGGCGAACCGTGGGGGTCGGCTCCTAATTATGAATGGCTGCCTGGATTCGACGTGCAGGATCATGGTCGTGGCGGCTTGATGCGCATGGCCCTGGACCCGAGGGCGAGGATCGTCGACTACGAGGATCTTAAGGCTGAGCACGTCGAATTTCTGAGGTCGCTTGGATTCAGCGGCCTGGGAAGTACCGGCATTAGGAATACGGCATATGGGCGCTCCCTATATGACAGCAGCTTCTATGCCGCCATGCGCGGCTACGATGGGATCAGGATTCACGGGCCGATGCACAACGATGGCGCAGAATACCCGCCGGGTGTGCACAATAACGACGAACCGCCGCAATACATCATTTTTAACCGCAGTGTGCTGATATTCGAGAAGGCGAGCCGACGCTATGACGCCTGACCTGTCCAGGCGTCTCGGTCGCGCCTGTATGGCCGGTGCGGCTACGCCCGATGAGCGTGAGCAGCTACTGCGGGCAGCCCTCCCCAGATCGGTGCGCGATGCAGACGATCTGCCGGCTGGCCCTCGCGATCTGCTGGAAGATCTCGAAAACCGTGGGCGCACGTAGTCGACCTAGTGACGTATCATCAGGTCTATGACGCAGGTAGCCGAGCCGATCAGTGACGGAGCGCAGTCGCAGTGCGCCCCGTCCTGCGGGCGCTACCGCTCGTTCCTGTCCTCGGCGGCGCAGGCGGTCGGTATGAGGGGTCCGAGCTGTGAGGCCTTCCCGCTCGGCATTCCGGCCGAGATCTGGCACAACCGCTACGATCACCGTCAGCCCTACACCGCTCCGGACGGCTCTACGACGGACAACGGTCTGACCTGGACACCGCGCTACGACGGGGCACAATTCCCTGAGTACGCGATGGCGCCGGAGGCGAAGGTGCGCGCAGATGGCTGAGCAGGTCAGCATCAATATGTTCGACGGCACGTCGGACGACCCTCGGGCGCAGTGGGCCGGCAGGCTGACCGGCCCGGCGCCGTCGCGCGACGCCATGGTGGCCTCAGCGTTCATGTACCTGCTCGCGCCATCCGGTCAGGCAGTTGAGAACGCAGCGCAGGCCGAGATCGAGGCTGCCGCTTCTGACGTGATCGAGGGGGTCGTGATAGAGGGTGACTGACGCTTTCATGGCCGACGACGGGTACCTTGACCCATACGTCACGGTTGCGCGCACCGGGCGCTGGTCCTATCTGCTTACTGTGCATGAGGGCATGTTTGAATACGATTCTCGATTCGTACTCGGTGGGCGCAGGCGTGCCGAGAAGATGGCGCGTCGCCATCTGGCTGCACATCTGCGCCGTAAGGCATATCAGGCAGACGTGACGAAGATCCGGAGCGGTTGATGGCCGACGAACACACCGGAGCGATGATCGCACTGCTCCCTGACTCCGACTCTGCCGACTTCCTGGCGCTGGGCGACGAAGGCGCCGAACTTGTCGGCGATCTGCACCTGACGCTGCTGTACCTCGGCGACGGCGAGGCTATCGAGTCGGACGAACGGGCCGCACTGGTCGCCTGGGGGCGTGAGTACGCCGCAGCGTGGGAGGCTGTCGAGGGCGAAGCCTTCGCCGCGGCGCTGGTCAACCCGGTCGGTGACGAGCCGTGTGTGGCGTTGATCCTGAACAGTCCGGAGATCGCCGAGGTGCATGCCGACGTCCAGGCCGGCTGCGCTGATCTGGTGGCGTGGCCTGAGCAACACGAGCCCTTCATCCCGCACATCACGCTCGCCTACGTCGGCCAGGCCGAGGCGTCCGTGGCTGTCCCCGAACAGTTCGCCAGCGTGGCGCAGCGCGTCGGGCCGGTGCGTTTCGACCGGCTCCGCTTCGCCTTTGCTGGCGAAGTCACCGATATCCCGCTGGGCATGCCGGTCCAGTCCGATACCGCGCCGGAGCCGGATGCAGAGCCCGAGTCGGACGCAGGGGCAACGCCAGAGCTTGACGAGTTGCCGGTGGATGACGTCGCTACCGCGGCGGGCGGCTTCTGCGCCCCGTCGCCGACCCTTTTTGAGTACGACCTGCGCGAGCCGTCAGACGGCTGCATCAGATGCGGTTCGCCGGAGGCGCACCTGCCCGGCGAGATCTGCATAATGCGCATGGCCGGCGAGCCGCGCTAGACTGTGCCGGTCCATCCGCGCCCGGATCGGCCACCGTCGACAGCCGAGACTGTTTCCACTCACGGTCTCGGCTGTCGCGTACCCGGCGGCGTATGATCTGGCCTGACGGGGGTGATCATGTGCAGCCGACAACGCCACCCAGTGACGACCCGCAGGTGCTCGAAGACGAGTTCGCACTGACCGGTGACGACGAGTACGACGCCGACGGCGTCATGGCTGCCGTGCTCGTGCCCGACGGTGCCGGCGCCCCCTGCTACGGCGTGGCCTGCATCGAGGGCGTGACGGACGGCAGCATGCCGCGGCGGCGCTGGGAGGTCGGCGCGCTGAAGTTCGCACCCACTCCGTTCGCGCTCAAGTGGCAGCCCGCCGAGGCCGAGGGTCACGCCGGCGCGGTCATCGTCGGTAGCGTGGACGCCATGTGGCGCGACGGCGCGCTGATCCGCTGGGTCGGCACCATGGACTCCGCAGGCGCCGCCGGCGCCGAGGCGCAGCGGCTCATGGCCGGCAACTTCCTGCGCGGCAATTCGATCCTCGCCGACGACATGGACCAGACCGACATCGAACTGATCTATGCAGAGCCGGAACTGCTCGGCGACGAGATCATCGAAGCAGGACCCGACGGGTCGGTCGACGATGAAGACTTCCACCTGGCCGGCAAGCACAACCAGAAGGATCACGGCAAGCGTGGCGGCCCGACCTACGACCGCAGCCGCCCGCCCGGCACTGCGCGGCGACGCCCATACGAGCGGCGTAACTCTGTCATGGTGGCTGACGCCAGCATGGACATGGCAGAGCCCATCGAGATCGTCTATCACAGTGGGCGGGTGCGCTCGCTGACCTTGCTGCCAGAGCCGGCCTTCGTCGAGGCCACCGCCTGCCTGGGCGAGTCGCCGTTCATGCCGCCCATCACCGCCGCGCCGCCGATCGATCTGGGCATGGTCGCCGCGGCGGTCGGTCCGCATGACACACCCACCACGGACACAGCGTGGGACGGCCCGGCCGCGGAGAAGCGCCTCGCATCACCCATGCCGGTCGCCACCGCCCGCGCCTTCTACGCCTGGATCGACGACGCCCAGGTGGTCGACGGCCAGATCCCCAAGTCGGGCGGACGCTTCGGACACCATGAGGTCGGCGAGGATGGCACGCCCGGCGCTGCCAACATCAAGGCGTGCCAGTCCGGCATCGGCGTGCTCAACGGTGGCCGCGGCGGAACCACCATCCCGGCCGGCGACGCGTCCGGCGTCTACGAACATCTCGCCGGACACCTGCGCGACGCAGGCCTGGAGCCGCCCCCGCTCGGTGGCGATGAGGAGCCGACAGCTGCGGTCGTAGCGGCCGGCTACACCATCACCATTCCCGAGGTGTGGCCCGAGTCCTGGTTCAACGAGCCGACCGAACTGCCGCCGATCGGCGCGCTCAACATCACCGCCGATGGACGCGTCTATGGGTTGCTCGCGCCGGCCGGCGTGACGCATCGGGCCTTCCGCAGTCAGCTGCGTGCGCCCACCGCGCCGCGCAATATCGACTACTCCGAGTTCCAGAACAAGGCGTGCCTGGTCGCCGGCGCCGACGGCGGCGTGTACCGGATCAACGCCGGCAACATCACCTTCGACTGCGGGCACGCCTCGCCGGTCGATCCGCGCCGCGCCGATCCGTCCTGGGCGGTGCAGCACTACGACAACTCGTGCTCCATCGCGGCCAGGGTGCGCGTCGGTGAAAACCAGTTCGGCACCTGGGTCGCGGGCGGCCTGCTGCACGGCATCAGCTCGGACGCGGTGGAGCGGATGATGGCCTGCGCGCTGTCCGGCGACTGGCAGGGCGGCAAGCTGAAGGCGGCCCTGCTTGTGCCGTCCGAGGGCTTCCCGACTCCGGTGCGCTCCAGCGTGCGCGTGCGTGAGGATGCCATCGTGGCATCATCGGTGCCTATCGTGTTCCTGGAGCCCGAGCCCGTCGCCGAGCCCGATTATGACGATCTGTTCGACATGATCGCCGACGCTGCCGGGCGTACCCAGCAGGTGCGCTGGGCCGAGGTGCTGGTGGCGGCAGGCCGCGATGGCTGAGGCTCAGGACGTCGTATGGCCGATGTGCCAGCAGTGCGGGCAGCGTCACGAGCCGCACCGTGATCCGAGCGTGCCGCCACCGGAAACCACCGGTACCGAAGACTCCGGCGCAGCCCAGTAGGGGAGGTGATCACCATGTGTTCATGTGGAAAGGGGACGACACCGCCCCAGCCGCAGACGCCACCGCCCACCACCGGCTCCGGCGAATCAGGTGCGGCGCAGTAGGGTCTATGGCGTAATCTGATCACCACACCCTATGATGGCGCGCAAAGACGTAATTGGGCTGGGTGCCACCGGCTGAAGGTGAATCGAATTCATCTCTTACCACGGGGGCATCCATGCCGAAGACCACCACGGGCGGCGCTGGCGACGCGGGCGCCCCCTTCCAACTTCCCGCTGATCTGACGAGTCTGACCGTCGAACAGCTGGCCGAGCTGCGGACCCAGGCCGACGCCGAACTGGACGTGGTTCTGGAGAACCGCACGCCGGAGAACCTGCCCGAGGCGCAGCGGCTCGGGAAGGCCATCAAGGCGATCAAGGGCCGTGAGAAGGCGATCGCCGACGAGATCGCCGAGACGGACGCCGAATTCGAGGCGCTCATCAACGACGTGCGCCCGCCCGAGGCCACCGAGCCAGGCGACGAAGGCGACACGACCGGCGACGACGGCAACGCGGCTGACGCTGTGCCGGGCGGCGCCGAGCCTGCCCAGCCCGCCGTGGCGGCGCCCACACCGCAGGCCATCGCCGCATCATCGGCGCGCCCGACCGGCGGCGCCCAGACCGGCTCGCGCGACACCGGCGGCGTGGGCGGCCCCAGGCGCAGCCTCAACCCGTCGCTGTCGAGCATGCGCACCGCACAGCCCGCGCTGTCCAGCGATCCAGGCGCCGCGCCGCTCGCACTGACCGCAAGCGTGGGCCTTCCCGGACAGGTCGAGATGGGTGGCCGCATCTCCCAGATGCGTCAGCTCACCGATCTGGTCGAGGACCGCGCCCGCAACATGGCCGACCAGAACGGCTTCAGTCGTCGCCAGGTCCGCGACGGTGCCGCGGCCTACCACCGCCTGCGCGGGGATGCCGACCACCAGAAGCCCTACGGCGGCGTGCAGGTCGCCTCGATCGCGCACGACTTCGGCGCCAACCGCTTCAATGAGACGACTCCGCGTGACGCGGTGGACGCCTACATCGAGGGGTTGCGCTCGAAGGCCAGCGGCTCCGCCTTCGAGACGATGGTGGCCGCGGGCGGCTGGTGTGCACCGAGCCAGATCCGCTACGACTTCTTCAACATCGCCGGCGAGTGCGGCATGATCGACCTGCCGACCTTCGGCGTGGAGCGCGGCGGCATCAACTTCCCGGTCAGCCCGAGCCTGGCCGACACGTTCAGTCCGGCACTGCCCTGGTACACGGCGTTCAGCAACGCCACCGTGCCGTGGCTGTGGACCGAGCATTCGGACATCCTGGCCGCCACCGGTTCGCCGACGAAGCCGTGCATCCGGGTGCCCTGCTCGACCATGAGCGACGTGCGCCTGGAGTGCTACGGCATCTGCATGACTGCTGGCAACCTGGCCGACAACGCATGGCCCGAGTCGACCCGCAACTTCCTGCGCCTGCTCATGTCCGCGCACTACCACGCCAGCAACGCCCGCTACATCGCGAGCATCGCCAACCTGTCCACCGCGGTCGCCGGATGTTCGGCCACCGGCACCGGCGCGGCGGCTCCGGTGCTCAACACCGCCGAGCTGTCCGCGATCGACTACCGGGCCAAGTTCGGCATGTGCGACACGGACGTGATCGAGTGGGTGCTGCCGGAATGGTCGCTCGGCCTGGTCCGTGCCGACCTGGCCAAGCGCACCGGCGTGTCCGACTTCATGGCCGTGCCGAACTCGGAGATCGCGCGCTGGTTCGACGTGCGCGGCATCCGCGTGCAGTTCGTGCAGGATTATCAGGTCCGCGCGTCCGGCCAGCCCGGCGCGGCCACCGCGATCACCCAGTATCCGTCGACTCTGAAGGGCCTCATGTACGCGGCCGGCACCGTGGCCCGCGGCAACGGCATGGCGCTCAACCTCGGCGTGGTGCGTGACTCGACGCTGAATGAGACCAACGACTTCACCGCGGCGTGGCTCGAGGAGTGCCACCTCATCGCCCGGTTCGGTCACGAGGTGCGCGAGTACACGATGAACGTCTGCCCGGACGGCACCACCGGCGCAGCCGACCTGACGTCCTGCTGCCCGTAACCGTCGGGTGAGCGACACCGCCCGAAAGACGCTAGGCCCGACGCACCGGAGGGGGTGACACGAGATGGTAGCCATCGGCGGACCGCGCCAGATCGTGGCGCCCCCTCCGTACACGCCGCGCAACTTCGGACTGCTGTCCGCGGTTAACATGCGCGACGAAGCGGGCGACCCGCACTGGCGCGGCGGTGTCACCTGGCAGGACTGGTGCGCCGATCCTGCCGCGATCGCGACGTTCTACCAGGCCAACTGCGAGGGCTCGCCCGCACCTGCCGACAAGGCCGGCAACGTCGACCTGACCCTGTTTGCCGCCACCGCGTTCACCGTCTACGCGCAGTGGGACTGCTCGCCGGTCGGCTACAGCGAGACCGAGCGGCAGTCCATGGCGCGCGATGCCCTGCAGCGGGTCACGCCGTTTCAGGTTGAGCAGGCGTTCTGGACCGGCTCGGCCGGCGGGGATGCCAACGTGGTCTGGCCGCATCTGGCCAACAACACGGCCACCGTCGACACCGGCATCTCGCCGGGCCTGCTCGGCTGTGCGGCCACCCCGGTAACCGGGGTGGTGCTGGACATCGTCGAGGGCGTGCAGCGCGTCGAGGCTGCCTGGGCGGCCTGCTCACCGACCAACGGCCAGGGCATCCTGCACGTTCCGGCCTCGCTCGGCCCGTCGCTGTGGCAGTGGAATCTGGTGAAGACCGACGGCGCTCAACTCAGGACCCAGTCGGGCAATCTGGTCGTGCTGGGTGGTGGCTACCCAGGCACCTCACCGGCCGGCGTGCTCACAGCCAACGTCGCCTGGATCTACATGTCGGGGCCGATCTTCGGCTACCGCGGCGCTCCGGACACCTGGCGCTTCTCCGAGATGTTCGACCGCGAAACGAACACGCTGCGTTCCCTGGTTGAGCAGACCTGGCTGTTCGGCTACTCGTGCTGCTGCACACCTGCGGCAGCGATCAGCCTGGGTGGCGACATCACCGGTACGCCTCTGTCGGCAACGTAGGAGATCACATGACCAACCTTCTGTGTGCCTCGCCGATCCAGGGTCTGGTTATCCGCGTGGTTTCGCTCAACGCCTGCGGCGTGCCGGTCACCGGCTCGTCATCGGCCCAGGTGGTCTGGGACGGCTTCACGCAGGTGCAGACGTCGCCGCAGTACGACAACGGCAACCGCGTCATCACCCGCAAGGCCGACGGGACGCTGTGCGTCAACTTCAAGTTCCCGGACCAGTACACCAACGACGAAGTCACGATCGACTTGTGCGGCTGGAACGTCGGACTGCCGGTCGGCATCATCAACGCCCGGCTGCTCACCGCCACCGCCTCGCCGACCGGTACCGGCTTCGCCCACGGAACATGGTCCAACGCGACGCCCAAGCACTTCAGCCTCGAGCTGTGGCAGGTGCCGGCCAGTTCGTGCGACGGCACCGGCACGGCCTACTACCCGTATCACGCGTGGCCGCACCTGTCCGACGGCAAGCGCGGCGATACGACCTTCGGGCCGGACGCGTCGATGCTGCAGCTGAAGGCCAACTCGTACGACGCGTCGCCGCTGTGGACGGTCGGCAACAGCTATCTGGGCTCGGGCCAGGTGGTCGCAGGGGACCACTATCTCTACAACCTGCAGAGCACCACGCCGCCACCTTCGGCCTGCGCTATCAACGCCTACCCGTAGTCGGGTACGGTGTCGTTGATCGTGTGGCACGAGTCGAGGCCTGCCACGCGAGGGCGGCGCCGGTCGGTGTACCACGGGGGCACCGACCGGCACTGTCAACGGCGGGAGGCAGGTGGTAGGCCATGAGCAGCCCGACACCCACCCGCGGTCCGTGCGAACCGTGGGAACCGGTCTGGTGCTGTGACCTGTCCACCGCGTCGCCCGCCATCACCGGTTCGGCGCTGCTGGCCGCAACCGAGGTGCTCTACCAGCTCTCCGCCCAGCAGTTCGGCATCTGCCAGTTCGACGACCTGCGCCCCTGCCGGCAGGACTGCGCCGACGGCTGGTGGTGGGGCGGCGGCTTCGGCGGCCTCGGCCAGGGCGGCGGATCGTGGTGGGAGTGGGGAAGCTCCTGGCCACGCCCGGCGCTGATCGGCGGCGCCTGGTTCAATCTCACCTGCGGCGGCTGCCGCGGCTCCTGCTCGTGCACCGAGTTGTCCGTAGCCCTGCTGCCCTCCCCGGTCGCCGCGGTGGTGTCGGTCAAGCTGAATGGCGAGACGCTGCCGGCCTCGGGCTATCGCGTCGACAACTTCCGCGAGCTCGTGCGCCTGGGTGGCCAGACCTGGCCGATCTGCCAGGACATGACGCTGGCCGACACCGAGCTCGACACCTGGAGTGTCAGCGTTCAGGTGGGCCAGGCCGTCCCGCAAATCGGCAAGCTGGCCGTCGGCGAGTTGGCCTGTGAGATCATCAAGGCCTGCACCGGGGCGCCCTGCGCCATCCCCAAGAACGCCACCACCGTCACGCGCCAGGGCATCACGATCGATTTCCCGACCTACAGCGAGATGCTGCGGGATCGCCGGCTCGGGCTGCGCTGGTGCGACATGTTCATCGCGGCCTACAACCCCGAGGGCCTGCAGTCGGTGCCCATGGTCTTCGACGTCGATGAGCCAGGGGGCAGTTACCGCCGGGTAGGAACATGACCGTCCATGTCAACCTGACCTCGCCGAACCTGGCCGGCATCGTCACCGGCATAGGCGCCTGCATTGTCGAGGCTCTGGAGCAGACGCCGGCCGGTGCCCCGTGCCGGCAGTGCCTGCTCGTACCCACCAGCCTCATCGCCTGGGACAACTGCGGCCCGTGCGACACCGACGGCGACTGCGGCGCGCCCGGTCAGGTCGCTCTGGCTATCACCAGCGTCTACGGGTCGAACAGCTTCCCGCAGCCGGCCAACGGCGTGACCTGGAGCAAATGCGGACCGCGCTTCATGGTCGCCCGCGCCGTCGCGTCGATCACTCGCTGCCTGCCCGCACTGGACCAGGACGGCGCGCCGCCGGACTGTGATGATCTGCTCGCCGCGGCCATCACGCTGGAAAACGACCGCACTGCGGCGCTGCAGGGGATGGCCTGCTGTCTGAGCGACCTGGCCAGCGCTTTCACCATCGGCGCCTGGCTGATCGAGCCGGCCGTGACCTATCCGGAGTCCGGCGGCTGCGGTGGGATAGAAATACCATTCTCGTTCGCCGTGACGACCTGTCTGTGTCCAGGCTGAGCTATGGCGCGCGTCGTGGTCACCCACCGGCTCAACCCGCAGGCTCTGCGCGCCCTCATCAACAGCTCACGCGGCCCGCTGGCCCAGGATCTGCTACGACGCGGCCTGAAGGTCGAGACGCAGGCCAAGCGCAACCTGGGCGGCGTGGGAGGGCCCAAGCGCGTCGACACCGGGCGCCTGCGTGCCTCGATCACGACGCAGATCGTGATGCGCCGTGGGCTGCCGGTCTGCATCATCGGCTCGAATGTCGTCTACGCGCGCTACGTGCACGACGGCACCGGTCTGCACGGGCCGCGCCATCGCTGGATCACTCCGCGCAGTCGCAAGTTCCTGCGCTTCCGGCCGCACCACCGCGGCCGCTACGTCTACGCGCGCCGTGTCCAGGGTATGGTCGCCAACCCGTTCCTACGCAACGCGCTACCTGCGGCGCGAGACTGAGTGACATGTCAAGTGGTGACGCGTTATCGTGACTGACATGGACAGCGTTATCAGTGCGAGCGGTGGTTGGTGCGCGCCCAGCTCGGCGGCCTGGGACTTCGTCACGATTAGGACGGGTGTCATGCCGCAGGTGTGGCCCGCCGGTCTGACCGCTGAGGATCTCGACTGGCTGGCCGAGATGATGGCCGTTGGCGAAATCGACGTCTGGGAAGAGCCGTGGGCCATCCCGGCTATTCGGGTCAACCGCGGCGGTTATCCGGTTTCCCGTGACTAAGTGACATGTCAGGCGGTGCACTATGGGCGACAGGTGACAACGATCTAGACTGCCTGCATGACACAAGCCTCCCCCGCGGACCTGTCGGCTGAAATGCCTCTCGATGAGGTGCTGAGCAGGTTGGCCGTCCCCACTCCCATGGTCGGTGCCGACGGCGTCATCGACATGACCAACCGCAACAAGGCACCCTTCCGGTTCCGCCTCGGCGACGGCGACGCCAATGTGTTCACCGCGCCGGCCAAGCTCGGCTTCGGCAAGATCGAACGTCTGACGGGAATGCTCGCGGCGCTCGAATCGTCCAAGGGCAATCTGACGGCCACCCTGAAGGCTGCGGCTGACTGCATGGCGCTCATGGTCGGCGGCACCGAAGGGGGGCGCCTGCGCGAGCGGCTCTACGACGAAGATGACCCGGTGGACCTGCAGACCGAGGTCATGCCGACGCTGTATCTGCTTCTGGAGAAGTTCGGCCTGCGCCCTACGACGCCGTCATCCAGCTTGCCAACTGGATCGACGGAGCAGCCGACGGCCACCCGGAACGATGGCACCTCTTCAACGGATGGGCCATCGCCACAGCCGGAGGTCACCGCCATCTAAACCTCGCCGACTGGCTGGATCTGGTCATGCACTACGTGCTCATGAACGTGGCTGAAGACAACCGCCTCGCCGTGATACGAGGGCTGACCGGCCCGCTGGGCACCTGGATCAACCTGCGACCGGAGCGGCCGGCACCGAGCGCAGCGGACAGGCTCTACCCACGGATGCCACCATGGGCGACCATTAAGCCAGCCGAGATCGAACGCATGGCCGCGGCCCGCGTACAACAACAGACCTAGCCAGACCAGGACCATAAGTCACGGGGGTGGCGATGGGTCAGCCGATCGACGAAGCGTCGGTGCTGCTCGTACCTGACGTGTCGCAGTTCGAACGCCTGCTCAAGTCGGCGATCGACTCCGCGATGCGTCAGGTCCAGCAGACCGTCGCCGTCGCCATGGACCGCGTAGAACGCGAGTTCGCCGGGGCCTCCCGCGAACTCGCGACAGACTTCCGCCGCGGCGGCGCCATCGCGGAAAGCTCCCTGCGCGGCGTGGGCAACCAGGCCCAGGTCAGCATGGCCCAGGTGTCGGCCAGCTCCAGCGCCGCTGCCGGCGCCATGAGCGCCCGCCTGGGCGGCGCTCTGGCTCTGGTCAAGGCCGGCCTGCTCAGCCTTGGCGTGGCTGCCGGCGCGGGCCTGGCGGCAATCGCCGGCTTCGGCCTGAAGGCCGCGGCCAACATCGAGCAGGTGCAGATCGGCCTCGAGGCCATGCTGGGCTCGGCCAGCGAGGCGCGCGGCTTCCTGGAGGAGATTCAGGAGTTCGCGGCCAAAACGCCCTTCGAGTTCGCCGGCGTGGCCGACGCGTCGCGGCGCATCCTGGCATTCGGTACCAGCGTCGGGATTGCCCGCGATGAGGTCATCCCGACCATCACCACCATCGGCAACCTTGTCAGTGTCCTGGGCGGCACCCAGGAGAGCGTCGACTCCGTTGTCCGTGCGTTCGGCCAGATGGCCAGCAAGGGCAAGATCAGTCAGGAGGAACTGCTCCAGCTCGCCGAGGCGCTGCCCGGCTTCAACGCGAACGCGGCCATCGCCGCGGCGCTGGGCCTGTCGGTCGGCGAGTCGATGGAGGCCATCACCGCTGGCGAGGTCGACGCCACCACCGGCATCAACGCGCTCCTGACCGGGATGGCCAAGTTCCCCGGCGCCGCGGGCGCCATGGAGAAGCAGTCCCAGACCCTGCTCGGTGTGTTCTCCACGTTTAAGGACACGCTGTCGATAGAGCTCACAAAGGCGTTCCAGCCGGTCATACCTCAGATCAAAGAGTCGCTGACCGAACTGACGCCGGTCCTGGGCGAATCGCTGGGCAAGATCGCCCCCGCCCTGGGCGGCCTGCTCGCACGACTGCTACCCCTACTCGGCAAGCTCGTCGAGTTCGTCACGCCGATACTGGTACCCCTGCTGGACACCCTCGGCGTGGTCATGGACCAACTGACGCCGGCACTGGAGCCGCTCGGGGCGGCCTTCACGCAGGTACTGACGGCTCTGCTGCCGCTGGTGCCGATCCTGGGTGAGGTGCTCGCTGAGGTGCTCGTCGAGTTGGCGCCGGCCATCGCGGAACTGGCGCCGGTGCTTGCCGAGCTCGTGCCGCCGCTGACCCAACTGTTGATCTCGCTGATTCCGCTGATCCACCCGCTGGGTCAGCTACTGCTGGCCGTGGTCAAGCTGCTGGTCCCCATCGCGTCATTCATCGGCTGGCTGATTCAGCTCTACGCCAGCAACGCCAACTTCGAACCGATCATCGCGGCCATCCAGTTCTTCACCGATCTGCTCATGGTGCTCGCCAGCTTCCTGCTCAACACCGACTGGGGCGGCATCTGGAACCAGATCCTGATCTGGTTCGACACCGCCGTGGAGTCGGTGAACCGCAGCGTCGCCGGCTTCGTCAGTGACATGATGGGCCTGCCCGGGCGGGTGATCTCGGCCATCGCGGACCTGGCCGGCAAGGTCGGTGAGTGGGCCAGCGGGGTCATCGGTAAGTTCTACAGCGCCGGGCGTGACATGGTTTTCGGTGTCTGGAACGGCATCTCGTCCCTGGCCGGTTGGCTTTACGAGCGCGTCAAGAATTTCATCTACAACAACACCATCGGGGCGGCGCAGAACATTCTGGGCATCCACTCGCCTTCGACGGTGGCTCGCGATGAGGTGGGACGCCAGATCACAGCCGGCGCAGCCACCGGCGTCACCGACGGCATGGCCGCCCTGCGCTCGGCCATCGGCGGCATCGTGCCGGCTGCCATGGGATCGAACACGACCAACTCAACCAACGTCGGGGGCATTACGATCAA